GAAGGTTCCGACGTTGTTCCTGCGTGATCCTGGAACGCAGCGGGTGATCGACGAGGTGCGGCCGGGTTGCGAGTGGGTGCTGGCGGAGGAGGGTGTCCCGACGCGGATGTACGACGGGATCGGCCTGCTGTATGACGGGAGGGGCTGGTGGCAGAAGGCGTTGGGGAACACGGGGGACGAGCCGGATTACGCGTGGGTGCGCCCCTCCGCGAAGGTGAGCAAGTGCATTACGTTGGGTATCGGTCATGCCGTCACGATGATCATCGGGACGTATGAGCTGTGTGGCCCGGACATCCACAACAACCCGGAAGGGCTGGACGAGTACGCGTTGATCCGCCACGCCGGGCTGCCGGAAGTTCCCAACGTACCGCTGACGTATGACGAACTCCGGGACTTCATGAGCCGTTGGCCGCACGAGGGGATCGTGTGGCATCACCCGGACGGGCGGGCGGCGAAGCTGAGGGTGACGGACTTCCCGCGTTGATTGATCTCGGTAACTACCTGTATGCTTAGGGCATACAAGAGACGGAGGGAGGGGACGTGACAAAGTACGCTGCCCGCGCCATCGCGGTAGCCGCCGCCATCCTGCTCATCGTCATGATCGCGGCCCAGATCGGGCCGCCCCAGTAAGAAAGGGAGTCATGCGTACCAAGGCTCAGATGAAGGGATGCGCCGGTACTGCCGTTGGCGTCTTGGGCGTCATCGTCGCGTTCTTCGTGTTCGCGATGCTGGTAGCAAGCGGGGTGATCAAGTGACCACAGCGCGGGTCCTTCTGATCCTCGCCTGTCTCTGCGCCATCGGCGCGGTGATCCTGTGCGCTATCGCGGGCCCTCCGGGGGTGACGCAGTGAGGGGAATTGCGATCTTCGTGTGCTTGCTCATCGCAGCAGGGTCCGGGGTAGCGCTCGGGTATGTGATGGGTGTTGGGGCGGTGGTGTGTCCGTGAGCGCCCCCGCACCTACGCCCGCGCCGCGCCGCGAGGTGACGGCTGACTTGTCGTTCCTGGACCGGATCAAGGAATGGGTCGGGGACGCTTTCGGCACGCTGATTGTTCAGCCGTGGTTCTGGACGGCGATCGGGGCAATTGTGGTCATGCTGTTGATCCGCAGTTTCCTCATGTCCCTCGGGCTTAAGTTGAAGCCTGTGATCATCGTTGTGGTGACGGTAGCCGCCACGCTCATCGTGCTGGGGTTGACCCGGTGACCCGCAAGCTGCTCCTGTGGTTTGGCATCTGCTTCCTGATCTTCTTCGTGGCCTTCCGGCCAACCGCAGCCGCCAACGTGTTCAGCAGCCTCGGCGCCGGGATCATGAACGTCTGGCACGGCTTTGTCGCCTTCTGGCAGAGCCTGTTCGGATGAGGCGCATCGTCCTCGCCGCAGCCGTGGGGGTGACAGCAGCCGCCTGGTTTCTGTTCCTCTACGCATGGCAGGGGAAAGGGCACCTCGACCCTGGGGTCGGGGTGCTCTGCCTGCTATTGACCTACCTCACCTACCGAATTGGAAGGAGCAAGAGCTGATGCCGGCGTTCGTCGCCCTCGTTATGTGGATGGCCGGACTGGGAATGGTGATCAGCTACGCCGTGGTGCCGGAGGACGACGTGAAACGGGGGGACTTCCTCACCCTCGGCATCATCTTCTTCGTCATCGCCGCTGTAGCCACCTACGCGTCTACTCGGAGGGAGCCGTGAGCAACTGGGGCGGGCCGGGCAAGGGTTGGGGAGGCACGAGCCTCCTCGTCAGCATGCTGATTGTCGCGGTGGTTAGCGTCGCGGTCCTGGTGCTCTGCGCATGACAGGCTTCTACCGGTTCCTTGCAGTCCTTCTGACCGCGATCCTGCTCGCGGCCGGCGCGGCGTACGCCTGCGACGTGATCACCTTCGGGGCATGACCCAAGACTGTGGCCCCCAGCAAGTGCTGGGGGCCACAGTCTTGGCCGGACAGAGCTAGGGGACAGGGTACGACACGGACGTCTCCACCCCGACGCGCCTCATCTGCCGGATAGGCGTCACCACGTACCCCTGGTTAGAGATCCAGATCCGGGTGAACGACTTCGCCTCCTGCGAGTACCGCATAGTCACCACCTGCCCGCGACGTACACCGGGAACGAGGATCGACCCGGTGTACGTAACCGGAAAGGGGTCGAACTCCGTTTCGTCAACGGTGATCCACACCGTGCCCTTAGGTTTTTCCGGGCCGGGGGCCACCTCGTAGTGAGCAACGATCAGCGGGGGCCTGTCGAGGTCGACCTGTGGCTCTACCGGCTTCCGTGCCTGATGGGACAGGACGGTGAAGGCGACGAGCAGCGCGGTAGTGAACGCTACCCAGCCAGCCAGTTTCTTCACGTGCACTCCTTCTACTTGGTCAACGGGGGGACGAGCACCGAAGCGGCGCAGGGGTTGGGGGGGTCACCGGGGTAGCTGACGCGTACCTCGGGTGAGCGCGGGGCGTGCTTGCCGGACACGAGGATCGTGCAGGTGACGGACCTACGCTGGCTGATCGAGCCGAGAGGGGCGGCGGTAAGGAAGAACTCGACGGACTCGAACGCGGGTACCGTAATGTCTTCCTTGTAGGTCTTGGACCAGCTTGCCTCGGTCCACTCCTGCCGTCCGTTGAGGGAGCTGAGGCTGTGGGCGCTGACGTAGGCGCTGGCCGCCTTGCCGGCTACGTCGCTGACCTCGACCTGGAGGGTGACGATCCGCTCGTCGCTGGTTGAGGTCTGCGTCACGTACCAGATGCTGCCGCCGCCGAGCAGCGCCACGACGGCAAGGATCTTGAGTTTCGTGCCGAACCTGATGCCGGTCTGCGTGGTCATTTGATCGATGACCTCCTTTCTCTTGTATGACGCTAACATACACCCCTGACACTTTCTGTCCCCCGGCGGTGGTAGCGTCCGGCGTATCCGTGATGGAGACCCGCGAGAGGGGTGGGGCGCGATGCCCAAAGAGATCATCCACGATCAAGTCGGACAGTTTGATCTTGTCGTGACCTGGTCAGCCGACGACGAGTACGTCCAGATCGGCATGCAGACCCGCGACGGTGTATCGATAGCTGAGGTGCTCACCCCGGCCGACGTCCGCGCCGGGATCGTCCCTCTCTTCGAAAGCATCTGGGGGACGTTCAACCGACCTCAGCTTCAGCGCACCCTCGCGGCTATCAAGCGCGCACGTAACAACGTCTACGGAGCTGACGAGTGACCACCTACACGATCGACGCCACAGCGCCGGACGGCTCGGAGCTGACTGGGATACTGACGCACACCGCCACGCCGGAGCCAAACCCGCCGGAGCTGCACCTCGGGGTCAACTGTTCCGACGCGAACCTGGCCCGGGACCTGGGCTGGTATCCACGCATGCGTTACCAGCGCGCGTTTGGGCCGACGAAGTGGCCCACCTCCCGACTGGCGTCCCTGCCGCGTCACATCCTGGTGCACGCCTCCTGCGACGGGCCCTGGGTACCGGCGGAGTACCGGGCCTGGTGCGAGAAGCTGACCCGCCCGGTGCTGACGTCGTGGAAGCATGAGCCGCACGCGGGCAAGATCGCGCCGTCGGAATTCGTGGACACCTGCGAGGAGCTGGCGGAGATCTCCGCTGACTACCCGCTGGTGCTTGGGGCGGGGCCGGTGCTCACCCGCGCGTGGGTGCAGAACGGCGGCGACCCGCAGGTGTACCTGTTCAGGGGCGCGAAGTTCCTTGGGTTGGACACGTACAACAACCACTCCACCCTGTACCGGGAACCGCCGGACATGTTCGACCCGCGCCGGGCTGTGCTGTCGCTGGCGAAGGAGCACGACATCCAGGTCGTGTGGCCGGAGTGGGGGATCGAGAAGATCGGTTCGGACCCGTCGGGTGAGGGCCGCGCCCGCGCTATCCGCGATCAGGTGTACTACCTGCGGCTGTGGGCGGACAACGCCCCCGAGTACCTCATCCCGCCGTGTGTTGCCTGGTGGGACTTCGGGGGGGATGAGCTGGTAGGGGCGGATCCGGGGCGCCCAACCCTGATGACGCTGGTCGACCAACAGCGGTAGCCTGTTACTTCCCGGGTAGGTGCACCCTCGGGCGCGCGTCACGTGCACGTGACAGCGTCTGAGCCGGCCCGGGATTCAGAGCGCGATGGAGCAGCTCGGTAGCTCGCCAGCCTCATAAGCTGGAGGTCAGCGGTTCAAATCCGCTTCGCGCCACGCCGGAAGTACCCGAAGTGGACACAACGGACTAGCTGCGTAGAGCCGCAGTGAAGGGGCTGGGTAGCGTCGGCCCACGCGGGTTCGAGTCCCGCCGCCGGTACAAGGGTTGACCTGTGTGCAGATTGGGGCTACTTCTCCTGTTAAGAGGGTGGTCCAGGTTCAAATCCTGGCGGGGGCTTCGGCTCCCGTAGCTCAACGGCAGAGCACCATGTACCTCGGTCGACTGGTTCTAGGTCAACCCGTCAGCTTGTGGCTCGGACCCCGTAGTCGGGGATAGGACGCAGCGGGAAGACCCAGCCGTAGGTTCGGTACCGGGACCTGCGGCTGGGCTCCGAGCGACCAAGCTAGGCGTGCGCTACGTAGGAACACTCGGCCGGTGACGGCGGGGCCTCATCCGCAACGATCTCCGCCCCACCGTGGTCGAGGATGTCTGCGGTGATCTGGCCAGGGCCTGCCGCATGGACTACGAGAACGTCACCCTCGGACAGGACGTACACCCGGTTGAAGCCCCGGGTGTACCGCTGCGGGCCGGGCGGGTTGGGTACGCCGTTGACTGTGATGAGGACGGACACGGCCTGCGCGGCGGGGCGGTCCTTCGGGAACCAGTACACGCGGGCGGTGACGATCAGCCCTCTGCGGTCCAGGTTGGTGCGAGTGGCGTAGACGGCGACACTGCCCGCGAGGAGCAGTACAACAGCAGCTCCAGCGAGGCGGGTACGGACAGACATGTCTCCCCTTCTGTTGTCTGTCGCGACGCTACAGCGGGTAGTGCTGGTAGTGGTTGTCGATCAGTGCGGTGAGCTGATCGCGCAGCAGCCTGGCATTTTCGAGGGTGAGGTGAACGGGGGCCTCGACCTTCGGCCCGTCGGGGTTGTTGAGGTTCTCCGGGGCGCAAGCGCGCAGCCAGATATGCGGTCCTTCCGCTGCGCTGGACTCGTAGACACTCACGGTGCTGCCGGTGGGTCGGGCGCCGTAGGAGCCGAGGATCTCGGGCATGTGGGTGAAGCCCCGGTCGGTAGTAGTGGCTTTCAGGTGAGCAAGCTCTGTATTGTCCATGCAGACAATGCTCCCCGAGTTTGACGGCGCCGTCAACACGACGACTAGCTCAACTCCCCCGGGCGGGCCACCACCCAACGGCCACCGCGACGCACCTCGACCTTCAGCTCCTCCTCGGGGATGGCCAGCCGCTGCGCCTCGGCCTCTACCACGGCCAGCCGGCCGGTCTGAATGGCCAGCCACAGCCGGAACTCACGGGTGTCGACCATCCGGCGGAACGCGGCCCGCTTGTTTTGAAGCTGGGACCGCTGCTCGCGGGCTTCACCCCGAGCACCGGAAGGGTGGTGGATGACCCGCGTCCCGGTGTCGCGTTTGTTCTGGTTCTGCCCACCATGGCCGCCGGCCCGGAAGTGCTGCACTTCGCAGTCATGGATCGAGACGGACAGGATCCGCTGCCGCTCACCCCTTCATATAGTCACGCCATACAGCCTACAGCTGCCCAGGGCGGAGCGCCCAGCCAAGGCCGTCCCGCTGGCTTTCCTGGAGGCGGAACTGCTGGCCACAGGAACACTCCACGATGGTGCCCACTCCGATCTCCCGAGCGGCCACCAGAGCAGCGAATTCCGCATCCAGCTCAGGGCGGCAGTTGTGCTGCGGCCTGACCAGCTTGACGATCTTAGCCATCAACCCTCCAGAGAATCTGCGGGCCGTACATCCGATCGACTGTCCGGCGCCAGCGTCTATGTAGGTAGGCGCAGCGGACGCTCTGGCGCACAGCCCAAGGCACAACCCCCACGCCGCGCCGCCGCTGGAAACGTCGCTCGAGCCAGTACAGGAGCCGGTGGGTCAGCCTCTCCCAGACGTGGTGGTACAGGAACGCGACCAGGTAGGAGTGCCACGGCTGCGTGTAGACAGCCGTGTAGGTCTGCCGGTAGTCCCTCCCGTATAGGTGCCCGGTTTCATACCGGGCTGCCCGCAGCAGAGTAGGGCGCAGCCAGCCGTTGCGGCTGGCTGGTGCGTTGCCCGACCAGGTCATGACGCTTGTCCGGCCTGCCACAGCACCTCCGAACCGGCGGCCGGCTGCCCATTGCGTTCCCAGTGATGGTCGCTTTCCTCGCCGGGCCGGTCCAACCACAAGTTGTAGTAGTCGCCGACGCCGGACCGGCGGAAGCTGAGCACTTCCCGGTCGGGGTCCCACATGATCTGGTCGAAGGCCGGGTTGCCGGAGGCGAGAAGCGACAGCGCTGTAGCAATGCGATCAGTCATCGACGGCCACCGACATCGACTCGATGTCGGTGGCGGAGAGCAGCCGGTCCCGCCACTGCGGCCCCCAGGTGTCTAACGGGAACGGCCCCGTCGTGGCGATCTGCCCACCGGGGTTGATACCCAACTTATGGGAGACGAGCATCGCCCCAACCGGACTCGCTGCTGTAACGATGCAGACACCGAGGAAGCTGCGGCCCCCGGGGCGTATCTCGCCGGGCGGTACCCAAACGCTCGGATCGACGAACGACAGCCACCACAAAAATTTGGCAGCGCCGCTCTCCTCCAACGCCATCGCGGTAGCCACTGCCGCCTCGCGCCGCGCCTCGCGCCGCTGCTCCGCTCCATCGGTCACCTCGGCAGCTCCTGCATGTCCTCGACCAGGTCCAGCAGTCGGGCACGCCAACGAGCGCCTTCCCGGTCCTGCGCGATGTGCACGTGAAGATCAGCCAGGACGGGGGTCACGCTGACGACACCTTTGGTCAGCTCCAGCGCCTGCCTGATCTGCTCGGCGTCGTCTTCGTGGAGGTCCCGATCCAGGATCACCACGTATCCAGAGTGCCGGTCGGTCACCGCACACCCCAGTCATCACCCACAAGGACAGGCTGCGTCGCGTCTACCGGCTCGGTGTGACGCTTAGTGGTAGCCCACGGAACCCCATAGGGGCCCAGCTCCTCGAGCTTCGCCACCACATACCTGAGCTGCGCCAGCAGCATCATCCGCTCCAGGGGGCGCATGTCGTCGAGGGTGTCATCTTCGGCCTTCTCGACGATCGGGACCATACCCTTACCGTCGCGGCCGGTGTAGTACAGCTCGAACGCGGGACGCTGCCTAGTCGACATCGTGGTCCTCCCTGATCGCTTCGCGTACGGCCGGGCCCTGCACCTCGAGGGTCAACGCGCCGATGTCCAGCCGGATGGCCTTGTGGTAGTACTGCCGGTAGTTCAGCCTGAGGTACACGTCGGTCTGGTCAGCCATGAGGGCCCGCATCGATCAGGCGGAACTGGACCTGGGCACCGTCCAGCTCGGTCAGATCACGACCCTGGAACCTGAGGTCCATGTGCGTAGCAAGCCGAGGCTCCCGACCATCGCGGGTCTCCTGAACGACGCGAACGAGGGGCGAGTTGCTGCCCCACGTGTACTCCATCCACTTGCCGGACGGTCCGCCCGCTGCGGAGACAGCCATGCAGATCTTGAAGGTGTCGGCGTCGAGCCGCTCACAGGTGAATCGCTCGATGCGTCCCCAGATAGGAGCGTGCCTGATGACGTCGTCAGCCTCATGTTCGGTCACTGTGCGTGTCTCTCCTTCGGTCTCGGCCCGGTGATCCGGGGCACTCCTACCCGCCAGTAACAACGTTTCGTACGGGTATAGCCACACTTCCTGGTCACGCTGCGTTGACATGGAACTCGCCTTCGATCGCGGTGCGCCGGGCCTCCACCTCCGCGAGGCCCTCCAGCACCCGCTGCCGCCGGACGGACAGCTCCTCGGATGCGATGACGACCGTAGTGTGTTCCTCGACCTGCACCGGGGCGTCGAGGCCGAGTACCCGCGCCTCCCGTTCCATGACCTTCAGCACAATCTCGGCTGCTTTCGGGTCTGGGGGGACACCCTGCGCTACCGATCCGAGCGCCATAGGCAGCCAGCGGCGGTACAGGGACTCCAGCCTGTCGACGTAGAGGGCCCGCGCCTGCGCGAGGGTGGTGGCGGAGAACTCGACAGCCCGTTTCGCGAGGGCCCGCTGGCAGAGCTGCACGGCGCTGCCAGCGCCCCGAAGCCCGAGGACGGTCGCGATCTGCTTGTATGTGGCGCCGGCCACCATCAGGTCGAGCGCGCGGCGTTCCCGCTCGTTGATGGTGGAGGAGTTGGCGCGGGTCTTGGTGATGGCCTGCCGCAGGTCGATCCCAACCGCGTCGCGGATCTCCGGGACGGTCATCGCTGAGGTGTCCATGTCAGGCACCGAACCTGCGGCGGGACGCCTCGTACGCGGCCGGGGGAGCGCTGCCCTGCGGGGCGACGTACCGGATGCAGGCGGAGCAGGGGGTGGGGTGCTTGAACTGGACGACGAGCTGGTAGCAGTCCATGCCCTGCTCGGGGTGGCACAGGTCGAGCCAGGTCTGGTCGTCGTCGGCTGCCCTGTCGTCGAGGGCCACCCAGGCTACCCGCGCGTGCCCGCGCGCAGGCTGCCGGCAGTGCGCGCAGAACACCAGGTCAGCCATCAGGCAGCACCCGCTTACGGACCTCATCGGGTTCGCAGCTGTACACCACGTAGGAGACCTGCCCCGGGAACAGCCGGCGCAGCGCGGCGGCTACCTCGTCATGCCGGGGCAGGTACCGGCCGGGGAGGTACAGCTCGAACGGCTCCCGCTGCGCATAGCTCTCCCGGAGCTGCGCGGCGGTGCGCTGAGCTGCCTCGGTTGCGTCAGCCACTGTCCACCTTCTCCCGGGTGCGCCGGGTACGGGTCGCCTCCTGTTCAGCGTCTCCGCACTCCGCCATCCTTGTACGGAAGTACGATACAACGCTGATCCGTTCCGCGCCGCAGAGGTCGCACGGACCGAACAGCCGTGTCCCGCAGGGGCAGACGATAGCCGCGTTGGCGTGCCAGTCGTGCGCGTCCATCAGCAGCAGGTCTCCGTCGTGCATGTCCACCGCCACCCGGTACTCCGGGAACATGAGCTGCCCGCCCATGTAGGTCCCGCGTCGCAGGCAGGCGATGGTGGAGAACCCAGCGTCCAGGTCCCCTTTGTCTGTGTGCATCCCGGTTGAGTACGTGTTGTTGACCGTGACGGTCGTGAACGGGGTGCCGGGCACTACCCATGCCTTGTCGGTGCGGGAAGCGACGGATGCCTGCGCGGCGTACCGGTCGGGGACGTGCGCGCGGAGCTGCGCGGCTACAGCGCGTAGCAGCGGCGCGAGAGCTTGCCATGAGGGCACGTTTTTGCCTGTCCAGGCGCTGAGCCGGCAGAACTTTTGGTGTGCGGTGGGGTCTAGGGCGCCGACGACGATGCTGGGGGTGCGTTTGCTGTCGGCGTGGCCGGTGGTGCCGTAGGGGATGGCGCGGGTTGCGGAGGCTAGTTCACGGTTGGTTGTCTTCAGCTTGCGCAAGTCGTGAAGTATGCCGTATATGGTTGGGTTTTGGGTGTATTCGGTGAGGGTGTTGGGGAGGTAGGCGGCGAGGGGGCGTCCGTCTGGTTTGTAGATGCGGGTGGGGCCGGTGAGGAGTATGTCGTAGTCGTGGGGGCCGAGGACTTTGCCGATTTTGGGGGTGAGGTCTGCGGGGCGGAGGCGGTTACGGAGGCGGATTTCGATCATGTGAGCCTCCGCTCTATCCATTCCCGCCGTTTGGCGGTGTCGTTGGGTCCGGCTTCGTTCCACTTTCTGCGGGCTTCGGCGGTGGCTTCTTTCCGCCAGCCTCGCCGGGCGGGGCGGGTTTTGCGGCCTTCTTCGGTCCAGGTGTCTCCACAGCCGCAGCAGGTGAAGGCGACCCCGTACCAGAGGGTGTCAACTTCGACGAAGCGGCGGCGTTGCCGGCAGGTGCCGCAGGTGAGGATCCTCCGGCGGAGATAGGACTCGGGGACGCAGACGATGATGTTGGGTCCACCGTGCGGGTCGGTGAGGGTGACACAGCCCATTCAGGTCTCCTATCAGCGTGGCACCAGCGGAGGCTGTCGCCAGCGCGGAGGTCACGGCGGGCCAGCCGGGTGGTCACCAGCTCGTCGGCGAGCCCCAGCACCTCGGCGAGCAGCTCACCAATGGTCTTCATGTCCCTTTTCCTTTGGTTACCCGCCGCCTGCGTGGCGGTAGCCGGTGCTGTCCGTGTCTTTCCATAGTCGCTTCCTGCGGGCCCGTTCGGCACGTTTCCGGGCTAGCGGGCGGGTGGCTTTGGTGAGGTGGTGGCGGAGGCACCAGCGGCACAGGTAGCGGGTCATGGGGTAGAGGGTGCCGCGTCGGTTGATTTCGTCGACGGCCTTTTCGGCTTCTTCCCGGGTGACGTAGTTGAGCTTCGACTTGCAGACGGCCCGCGAGCGTGCACACATCCAGCATTCTTCGAAGGGCCACGGGCCGTGGTTCTTGGTGTGGTACTTCTCGGGGGACGTAGGGGGCATCAGTCCTCCGGGTCTCTGTAGTCGGCTACTACCTTCAACCTGACAACTAGGCCGTTGGCGGCTTGCGCGTACCGCCGGGCGTCTTCCTCGTCGAGCCAGATGCCGGCTAGTCCTCCCCGAACGGGGTACACCACCAGCCACACGTACCGCAGGCGGGCGGCTTCGCGGGCGGCAAGTTCCGTGAGGCGCCTTTCCTCCTGCCACTCCCGCATCATGGGTGAGCCAGGCGCCGGGACGAACGCTGTCACTGCTTCCTGATCTTCTGGCAGGTGGGGCAGTTGTCGGCCTGGCAGGGGTAGTCGTGGCCTCGGACGTGCGGGTGCCAGCCGGGGGGGATCTTCAGCAGGATCTCGTTGGCGCGGCGCGGGTTGTCTCTGATCACATCGCCCCATTTCGCTTTCAGTCGGTCGATGTTGTCCTGCTCGGTGTAGGGGTTGCGGATGTCGACAGCCCCGCCGGGGTTGTCGCGGTGCGCGAAGTCGGCGAGGAGGCTGCCTACCCGGGCGACGCGTCCATGCCAGGCGATGTGCTGCAAGGTGTAGTCGTAGTCCTCCTTCAGCGTGAGGGTGGTGTCGAACCGTAGCGGGGTGCCGTGCCGGACGTACAGCAGGTCCCCGACGATGAAGTGGCTGAGCTGCACCTGCGCGGGGGCGGCGTAGAAGGCGTTGGCGGTGGGCATAGCCCCGGCGAGGAACGCACCGTGTTGGGTGCAGGCGTGCCTGAGGTGCGCTACCGCAGCGCGGAGGCTGATCGGGAGGGTCTCGTTGGTGGTCTTGCCGAACGCCCATCGCAGCCCTTTGAGGTCGTCGGAAAGCTGTACGCAGTCCGCGCCGTTTAGCCAGGCGTCGCCGAGCGCCGCGTTCCGGGAGGTGCACAGGTCTCCGGACTCGACTACGTTCACAGCGCCGGCCGTCAGGTAGTCCTTGGCGTCGCCTTTGGCGACGTACCAGGTGACGGGCCCCAGGTCAGCGAGGTGTTTCTTCATCCGCGCTACAGCGCCGGGGCGTCGGGCCGAGATGACCGCGATGCGCCTGACCATCGCTACCCCAACTGCCTCATGGCCGCGTCGAGTGCTCGGTACACGATGTCCCCGTTGGTCAGTTCCTTGCCCCATTCACTGCGCAACCGCTCGCACCACGTCAACGCGTGGATCTTCTGGTCCGCAGGCATGACCAGGATCAGCTCCGCGAGCCCTTTCTCCTTCAGGGAGGTGTAGGCGCCGATCTGCGCCTCGCGGGCAGCTTCCTGCTCTGCGGTCTCGTTCATGTGAGCGTCGGTAGTTGGGTACTCGATGTCCTGCATGCCTTCCAGCACGAACCGCAGGTCTTCCACATCCTCCGGGGTGTACCCGGTGCCCTCGAGGTCTGCCAGCTCGGACAGCAACGCCAGCAGCTTTTCGTCTTCGTAGGTGGCGAGGTCTTGGATCCGGTTGTCGGCAGCGAGGATCCGCTTCTCGGCTTCGGGGGACAGGTTGTCCAAGAACGTCACCGCGATCTGCCCCCACGCCCCGGTGGGGTCTTCGACGTCCAGCTCCCGCATCGCGCGGAAGGTGTGGTTACCGGCGAGGACGTAGCTGGTGCGGCGGGACGCGACAATCGCCTTGTACTGCCGGGACTTCAGCAGGGACGCCTTGATCGCGGCAACGTCGCCCTTGTGTGGGTTGTCCGGGTACTCCGTCAACGCGCTGAGCGGCACATACTCGACGGTCAGCGGATGATCGACGGTGATGGTCAAGTCAATCTTCTTCGGCATGGCGGTACCCTACCGGGCTGTCTTGCCGGGCGGGACACGTGTCGTGTCGAGCCACGCCGGAGGGCGAACGACGGTCATCGCGTACCGGCCCGAACCCCAATCCAGATCCTGCGGACCATGGCTGATCATGACCTGGAGGGTTTCGTACGGTACCGGGGCATACCGCCACACGTCCTGCCCCACGTTGATCTGCCGGCCGCGCTGCACCCAGCTCCCGTGCACGTGCCCGTGGATCAGCCACTCCCCCGTGTTGACGGCGGGTCGCCACCCGGCGAAGCGGTCTTCGCCTTGGCTGTCGCCCTGCACGGGGAAGTGGCTCAGGTGCGCGCCGAGTCCCCGGTGGAAGGTCTGCTCCGGCAGGATCTCGAAGCCAACATCGACGTACCGCTGGTAGTCGGCGGGGCGCACCTTCCGATGCCCGCGCCAGCAGCGATCATGGTTGCCGGGCACGAGCTTCTTCCTGCCGTTGAGCCGCCGCGCCAACGGCAAGGTAGCCGCGAGACTACCAAGGGCGAAGTCACCCAGCACGAACACCGTGTCGGGTCTGCGCACCAGCGCATTCCATCGCCCGATGATCGACTCGTTCATGTCGTCGACGGACCGGAACGGCCTGTCGCAGAGCTGGATGATCCTCTCGTGGCCCAGGTGCAGGTCCGAAGTGAAGAACACTGTCACAGCTCCCCCCGTTGCCGCAGGTACCAACCTTGGATGTTGTAGATCACCACCGCGAGGGTGAACAGGATCAACAGACCAACCCAGTCGTTCATGGGGTCACCGGCTGACACTGGGCGAGCAGCGTGATCCCCACCAGCGACAGCGCCGCGATCGCGAGGAACGCCAGGGCCATCATCCGGAACCGTCCCACTAGCTCACCTCCTGGTCGCGGACCTCGGCGTCCATGGCGTCCTGCATCGCCTTGGCGGTGTCTTCGGGGCGGGTCTCGCCGGCCGCGTAGCTACGGGTAACACCCGCAGCGGCGGTGTAGAAGGACTGGGTACCCGCCCGGTCGGGGCGGACGTTGACGGAGTTGGAGTGCATGCCGTAGGCGTGACGTTCGTGCCAGGCGGCAATACCCTGCCCGGCGTAGACGACGCTCCAGCCTTCCTGCTGCACCTGCCGCAACAGCTCCGCGATGTCTTCCTTGGTGTTCTCCTGGGAACTGTTCTCCTCGCCGTCGGTCTGGATCATCATGTGTACCTTGTCGCCGGGCTGCACGAACCGACCCTGACGGAACCGAGCAATCCCCATCGAGACCGCGTCGAGCAGCGCGGTGTTGCCATTGGCCCAGTAGTTGACGTTGGTCAGCTCCGGGCTTCGCTCGACAGGCACGTTCTCGCAGAGGAGCCGAACGTCCGTGTTGAACAGGACGATGGTCATCGTGTACCTGTTCTCGCGGTCTTCGATCAGTGAAGCGCGGTAGGCGTTGTGCCCGCCGCGCACATCGGACGCGAGATGCGCCATCGAGCCCGACATGTCCGTGATCGCCAGCACGTGCGTGGTCTGCTGCTGCATAGATTCCCTCCCGACCTCGGCCCAGCCGAGGCATTCTGTGTCCCCACTGCGGTAGTGCTTGTAGAACTCCCCATCGAGGCGGAGCTTGCGGAGTGTGTTGCAGCCGGGGCAGACGGCGATGCGTAGCACCTCACTCCTTCCCGTGCGGATGTCTCCTCACACCATACAGGTACCAGTCGGGCCAGTGCCCCAACTCCCACTTCTCTTCCAGCGCGAACCCGTAGGTAGCGAGCCCGTTGGGGCATCGCAGCCGGTTCAGCGGACCGAGGGTGAACGGGAACCAGTCGAGGGTCCAACAGACCCAACTGAGCATGCTGACGTAGCGCCTGCGCAGGAAGCGAATCACGCGTGCCTCTCGCGGACGAGGTGGTACCGGACCGCGTACCCGGGTCCCGTCGGGCAAGGAACGAACTCGACAGGGTCGCGGAAGACCCAACCGTCATCTATCAGGCGGGTGACCTCATGGATAGCTGCACGGCCGTTGTCCCGGGCGCAGGTGTCGACAACGACAGTACGTTCGGTCACATAGTGGGTGCATGCGCTGCGGAACTCCTTGGCCTCGGACAGGAGACGCATCACCGTGTCGCAGAGCATCTCGCCGGGCTTCGCCGCTAGCGGGATCAGCTCGTCCCGAGAAGCGCTGCACGAGCCGGGATACTCCCGGTCCAGATACGCCTTGATGATCCGGATCTGGTCGGCTGTGGTCGTCACGTCGCCTCCGGGAGGGTGTCGCAAGGGGGTGTAGTGCGGTCCTTGCCGCAGGCGCGCATCAGGTCGAGGAGACGTTCCAGCTCATGCTGACGCGCGTCTTCAGGTGAAGCCGGGCGAGCCGGGCGGGTGTTACCGCCCGGCTCGCCCCCCACGAACCCCACATACGCCAGGAACAAGCCCAGCGCGATCAACACGATCCCATACACCCAGCGAGTCACAGTCTCAGCCCCAGCAACACCACAGCGGTCAGGAGCGCGGACGTGAGGGCTTCCCGGGACGCCTCCCCGAGGATGTCGTCCATGAGCTGCGCGACGGCGCGGGCTTGCTCGTCTTCGCCGCATTCAGTGTGCACACCCCACGCCATGTGCATGTCCCGCAGCCGACGCAGCACCTGCGTCCCGTCGAGATACTCGAGGCGAGCTGTGCAGGTGTAGACGGTCCCAGCCTGCACCGGAAGGGTGACAGTCACCGCGCTACCGCCAGCCCGGACGCCTCGGCGATGACCTGCGCCGGCTCACCCTCCACCCAGGGCCGCCGGACCTGGTAGTTGGCGCGACTCTCCCACACGTCGAACACGTACTTAGCCCAGAAGATCGCCTCGTCGCCGGCTGTGCCGTTCAACGCCAACCCAATGGCCTTCTGTACGCCGCTCCGACGGCTAGCCGTCTTCGGCTCTTCGTTCATCATCATCAGTTGGCAGACCTGCCGCATTGCCTGCACGAGACCGTTGTCGTCGTACTCGCCGATCGAAGCCAGGCTGAGGACACCATCCAGGTGCCCCACCTTGCCCCACGGGGCCCTCCTGGTGATGATGAACGCTTCGACGGCTTGGTGGAGCTGCCACGCAACCCGGGAGAGCATGGTGGTCATCCGGTCACCGGCCCTGCGCGCGATGATCCGGTCGAATCGACTCCTGATGACCTCATCGACAACCATGAGGTGACAATTCTGCTGCAACCGGTCAGGACGGTCTTTCCACACATCCGCCGTGCCGATGATCCGGGTACCGAGCTGCCACATGAGGGCGGAGCAGGCGTTACACAGCAGCGCCGCGTCTTCCGTAAGCGCAGGGTCCATCACCCACACTTCCTGCTCCGGATTGAGGTGAGCGAACTGGGAGGCAACCTCGGCGAGCTTCACCTTGATGCGGCGCATGCCCCGGTGAGTGCACAGGTTGTCGTTGGTGCGCATCGCTACAGCGGCGAGCAGCTTGTCCGCGCAGGAAGGCATATCGGTGATGATCGCGTCGCCGTTGAGGTAGCTGATCGCGTTCATGATGCATGCCATGCCGGTTCCCCGACCGTGGGAACCTACGGCCAGGCGGGGCAGTGCGTCGGGAAAGGTCATGACGCCTCCTGATGTGACGGCAGGTCCGGGCGGACCTCCCGGGGGGTGCTGTCCCACCACGCCAGCCACTGATCAACGTCCCTGTTCCATCGGGCGTCAGCGAGAGCGTGGTGTTCGATGCCTGACTTCTGCACGGGTACCCGCAGGTTGCCCCGGCGGTGGACCTCCTGCCGCAGGTCGTTGGTCCACATCGGGATGCCGTCCGGGAGCTGCGCCATCGTGCCCCAGAGCTGCGCGAAGACGACATGGTCGTAGGCGCCGTACCAGGCCCACAGCTCCGGGGGTGTGGGGCCGGACATGAGGAACGTTCGGACCTGCGCGGCGAGCTGCGCGCGGGACATCACGGCCTGCATACCGTCGGGGTTGGTGTCGTCCCAACGCAGCCGGGGCTGGTAGCCCTGATCGCCGGAGGCCCACACCACGACTTCCTGCTCGACCCGCACAGGCAGGTTGGGCACCACGTTCTCCATCAACCACGGGTGTTGAGCAACGAACCTCAGCACCAGCTCACCGTTGATGCCATAGAACTCTCGGCCGTCTTCCGTCACCATCCCGATGCTGATCAGGTCGATGGGGTACTCGGGGCCGCGCTCCAGGAACTCGGTGTCGTAGTAGATCTTCACTGGGCGCTCCTGTTCGCGCGTGCCTTGGCCTGGTTCTCTTTACGCCGGATGTTCCGGAGCTGCCTTGGGGTCAGCGTCCGCCGGCCGGTCTGCCTCCGGTAGTTGGCCTCCCGCTGCGCTGTGCTGAGCATGAGCCTCCTTGGGTTGATATCTCTCAGGGCATTCGATGAACGCGCAGGGACGCGCTGCGATACGCCGCTGGTATTCGTCTATGACGGAGGGGATGCCCCGGACGGTGATGCGGTTACCGTGCCATCCGCATACCGCCCGGAGCAGTTCCCACCCTTCCTGATCAGGGTCGGGGCTGCGTGTCACCTCGGGTGGGTTGATCAACCAGCCAAGGCGGGGTTCGGGGTCACCCGGGGGAACTCCTCGTGGGTGGAGAGCCTGATCGCGTGACGCTCTGCGCCGGTAACCCATCCGTTCCACGCCTTCACGAACAGGGCAAAGTGCTCCACGTTGTCCCGCTTGCGCTTGATCTTTCCCCGCTGCTTCACCAGGAAGTTCCGCAGCGCCAGGATGGGGCTGCCTGCGGACAGATCCTCCCCGGTGCACAGCGCCTCGATGAACCTCTCCGCGTCTACCTCCGGCCACTCCCGACGGCAGACGTGCAACCCCGCCGCCGCGCCGGCCGCGAGCAGCAGCCGGTCCCGCTTGGCGATGTTGGCACCGAGACGTACCGCGTCGGTGATGGACGGCTCACGCTCCACATACTCGACGATCTCTTCGACTGAGGGCCAGTCACGGCGCCACTGGCCGATCGGGAGCTGAGTGTCGTAGAGGATGCACAGCCGGGTTGCGACCGCGAGGAGCGCGGCGTTGGCGTGGCCTTCCATCTGAAGGAAGTCGGAGTTGGTCTTCCTCCGGCCGGTGTCGATCAGGCGCCGGGTGTCCGGGGGGAGATCGTAGGTGATCTGCACCGGGAAGGACAGGTCGGGGACCTCTTCGGTGGCGAGGACGAGCGCGGCGCAGCGGTGCTGCCCGTCCAGGAAGTGCCCATTCCAGTCCAGGGCGAAGCCCTGATGGGTCAGCCGCCACCTGCCCGCGACCATGTCACGGGCGTACCTGCGTGCCAGCTCCGGGTAGTAGCGACGATTGGAGCCCTGCTCGCCGCCGGGCTCGTACCAATGGTTGGCCTTCAGCAGCGCGGCGGCGAACTCCGCGTCCAAGGTGATGATCTCGACGCGCGGGTCGGGCCGCCCGTTGGCTTCCGCAGGCGTAAGGGCGGGGGCGGGAGGAACGGCGGCGGGCCGCAGGTCGTCCCTGAGAGGTGCCCTGCGCATCTTCGCGGCCACCTCGGCGATCTCGATGAGCTTCTTGGCTGCGGCCCGGTCGACGGAGATCCGCTTCTGCCGGGCCTTCTCCCTGGCTGCGAGCGCGTTGTCCTTGTCGAAGCCGATGCTGAGCAGCCCCGACATAACTCCCTTCATGGTTGCTCCACGCACGAGCCGCTTCGGCATGAACGCTGGCGGGCCTCCGTCAGGGTTGGTGATCCGGTACCGCGTGCCGATGTCGACAACGTCGAACTCTGCAAGCTTCAGCAGGTCGAGCACTTCTTCAATTGCCTTGGTGCCTGAGTCGGGCATGTGTGTCCTCCTTAGCTGCCCGTGTATAGCGCGGCTATACTGTCACAGGTTATCTCATGCGTCAAACAGTGGGTTCGCGCAGCTCAGCACGCATCACCCAGAACAGTTCCTGAGCTTCCTGAAACGTTGATCTCCACTGGACCTCGCTGTCATAGCCATCGATCGCAACCACGACGGAGCCTCGAGTGAGTTGGTACAGGCCGATCGCCTTGTGGGGCTCGATGATGTCGATGGCCGCGCAGCCGCGCACCTTGTAGTCGAGCTGCTGCGCGGCGGACATCAGACGGGCCTGAGTGGTGCGAGGGTCGTAAGGCGGCGGTTCTTTAGCCATCCAGCTTCCCGGCGGGGTCCTCGTCGACTGGGCCGGGGGTCAGGTAGCCGTTGTCGACGTAGCCGAACACCCTCCAGCCGCAGCAGCACTCCAGCCGGGCGTAGGCGCGAGGCCGGCCCCCCTCCGTGGGTTGATACATCAGCACGTCGCAGGTCATGAGCCGGAAGTGCTGCCGGGATGACCGATGGCACTGCGGGCAGGTAGCCATATGCGTTCCTCCTATGAACATCGTGGGGGGAGACGGTTGCCCGCCTCCCCCCACACTTGCAACCCCCGGAGTTGTGCCTACCGGGTCGCGAACTTCACGACCTTGAGAAGCTCTCCCTTCCGGTCCCGCCGGCCCATAGCGTCGCTCAGGGACCGCTCGAACCGGGCAGCGTCCTCGTCGTCGGCGCCGCGCACGCCCCGGTACCAGTCGTCGAACTCGATCAGGGTCTGAAGCGCGCCCCACGCAGTGTTCTTGATCTCCGCCTGGGTCTCCGCGTTCCACAGGCCCCACAGGGTGTCCCGCTTGGTCTCCCACGCGGTGACAACAGCCTTCCCGGCGTCCTCAGCCGGCCCGTACAGCTCTGCGATGATCGCGTCGAACCGCTTGTCGGTGCAGGTCTTCGCGATCAGCTTCTCGGCCTCGGCGGTGAACGCGTCGACGTACGCGTAGGTCAGTTCGAGCACCTGCCGGGCCTGCTCGACCTGAAGCTTGGCGTTGGCGGTGTGGCGCACCTTGTAGAGACGAGTCGTGTTGGCGAGCATCAGGTCCCAGGTGTTCCGGCAGACAACGCGAATGCCGGTCGCGGCAACGGTGACGCTCATGGAACCGTCGTGGCCCATGCCGCCGACGAGGAACATCTCGACCGCGTCCCGCCCACCGATGAGGATCTCCCGGTCGAGGCGCATGGTGCAGAACGCCCGCCGCCCGCCGTTGAGGAGACCTGCGGCGCTGACCCGGGCGCCTCCGGCGTCGATCATGTTGTCCATGAACGCGAAGGCGTCGGCCTCGCTGATCACGGTGTAGTCCTTGCCGACGATCCCGAGCTTGACAACGCCGGAAGGGCGGACCCGCACGGTCATTTTGTGCGCGGGGTCTTCGATGATCTCTACGCCGTCGTCGGTCATCCGGACGCCCTGGACGGGGATGGTCTCGATGGTTCCGGCGTCGAGCCCGGCAAGCGCCTCGGCGGTGGTGAGACCGTCCCGGTCGTAGTAGGTGACGCCGAGCTTGTGCCATGCGTCTTCCCTTGCTCCTACGTAGGAGGCGGTGCCGTCTGCGCGGATCTCGAGGTCGTGGCTCACGGTGTTCTCCCTGGTTGGTAGGGCTTGTCTTGTATGGCTAGACCATACACACGCTGTCTGGAGTGTGTCAAGTCCCGCCGCACAGATAGGCGTGGGGGCCGATCGACCAACCCTCGACCGGCCCCCCACACGTCTACTTCTGAACGATCAACCCACCCGGGTTGCCACCAATAAACACTGTGCAGTTCGGCGAAGCGGCGCATGCCTGCACCTGCGCGAGCTGAAGCTTGGCCTTCTCCAGCTCCATCCACGCCGCGTTGCGGTACAGGGCCTCCTGAGCCGCCGCCGCGCGCACCTTGCCCTCCGCCTCGGCCACCGCCGCTGCCGCCGCCTCGATCGCCTGCTGCTTGGCGTTCCGCGCCTGCTGAATGCCCGGGTCGGTGTAGTCCACGTCCTTGACCAACACCTGGACCTCCGGGCAAGCCGAGTTACCCCGCACGAACGCCGGGCCACAGAAGAAGTCGAAGCCGCCCACCAGTCGCTTCAGCTCCGTCTGGAACGCGGACGAGATCGCCGCCTGAACCTCGTTCTGGACCGTGCCGGCCACCAGGGGGTCAGCGTTGAACTTCCGCACGCTCACGCGCGTGGCCGTCTCCAGCGCCGGCACGACCGTCGCGCCGAGCATGTCCTTCCAGCCCTGCTCGGTGTCAGCGCTGTAGCGCTTACCGATGCGCTCCCACCACTGCACGATCGGACTGTTCTCCTTGTCTGCGCAGTTCGTGTTCAGCATGAAATTGGTCTGGGTCCACACGTTCACCTGAACCCCGCTGGGCTGGTCCTTCTCTGGCGCCGACTGGACGGTGATGGGGGTGTTCGTGTCAGCGCCAGGCGTCCCCGGCGCCGCAATGTTCCAGGTGCGCAGGTTGTTGGGCAGCCAGACGATCGAGTCGTTGATGGGCTGCTTGTCGACCGCGCCGGGGGTCGTGCAGTGATCGAACTTGAATCCCTCGGACGGGCCCTGGTTGTAATACAGCCCGAGCTTGTCCGGATCGGTGATGGCTCCGCAGCCGGTGAGCGTGAGAGCCACCGCCGCCGCAGCGGCGAGCAGACCTCCCCGCAGGATGCTCTTACGCATTGATGCTCCTTCCGTGGTAGCGCCGCAGCCACTGCTTGACTGCGGCGTCGGACTCTTCGGTGAGGAAGTCGACCCGCCCCTCCAGCGGGTTACCTGCCCCGAGTGAGCGCATGACTTCGGCTGCGTCCACCAAGAGGGCCCGCAGCTCGTTCTCCTGCGCGCGGTTGAGGTCCCCGCGCACGGGACGTCCGGCCTTGATGTCTTCCCGCCGGGCGTTGTGCCGCTTCCACCACACGACCCCGGCAAACACCAAAAACGCCAGGATCACAACAACGGTGGCGGTGATGAGTGCCCTACCCACGGCAGTCCTCCACTCCCACGCGCCCGTCGCCCGGGGCGTCACTTTCGATGTTCATGATCACCAGTCCGACGACGAGCGCTACCACGGCAAGCATGCCGAGCGCAATCAGCGCCAGGGTGACGAGGGTCGACCTGTGCTTGTCGGTGATGCGCTTCTCGTGCTGGGGGTAGACGTCTGCCGGCTCCATGCTCATCGCCCTACACAGGTCGGGTCAGCCGGCACAACCGTGATAGCCGCGTAGGCGCTGTCGCCGTGGAACGCGACGTAGAGCCGGTTACCGTGATCGCACTTGGTGGCTACGTTGCTGAAGCCGTCCGGGTTGGTGATGATGTCGGCCGGGGCGTTGTTCTCGATGCCGCGCGGGGCGTCGTTGAACGGCTCGGCGAGCTTCTCACAGCCGCCGAGCAGGGCCATGGTGGTCAGCAGGGCAACAGCCGCGCCGGCTCCCATCAGCAGCCCGGAGCGGCGGGGGTTGTCATCACGCACGTTCTTCTCCTTCAGCCTAGACGGTGTACGGACCGACCATACAACGTGCTGTCAAGAGAGGGAGAGCACCTGCGCGAGTGTGCTCTCCCTCTCAATGAGGGGGGGTGAGGATTCGAACCTCACTCGAGAGGAGTCCGGCCAGAGCCGGCTACGCGGGACTCCTCACTGTGCAGCCGCTAGCCTGTGCGGGCTAGCCCCCCCACGTCCTGTTCGGCACACGCGGCCCGGAGGCAAGGACGGGTTCGCACCGACCACCCCCCGGGGTGTTCCGCGTGTGTCTTTCACCCGACCACTTCGCCGACAAGCGCCTGCGGGCGGCGCCTGCCATGCTGCCCTTTCCGCTTCGAGGTCGCCGGAAGCATCCGGTGCGGATCGGGGTGGTCGGCGTTGTACTGAGCGGCTATCTGGCTGGCCGGCTCGAAGTGCAGTTCATAGAGCGTACCGTCCCAGTCGTCTGTGGTGGTCAGCCGAACGATCTCTTCAACCGTCAGCTCTCCCCCGTTGCTCTTGTAGGGCTGCCCGTTGCGGGCGATTCGCTGTACGTCTTCTGCCTTCAGCACTGCTCAGCTCCTTCCGCGCGTGTGACGGGAGACCGGTGCCTGGCCGCCTTAGCCGGACGCCTCCGGAACAGGTGCGGCTTGAACCCTACGGACCTAGCGGCCAGATCCGTCCCTGAGTTGGCACCGGGCACTCCCGGCAGGTGAGCCCCAGGTTCGTCGCGAAACCCCCTGAGTTGTGTTCACACTGCGTACCTCGTTCCGGAATCGAACCGGCCTTCCGCCTAGGACGGACGCTCACCTGAGATCTACGAGGCCCTGAGGTTGGGGAGGGCGGCAGGGAAGTGCGCTGCCCTCCCCAACCTCATTTCGAGGATGCCTCTACGCCGCGCGCTCTGTCAAGTCGGACATGACAGGCTCGGCAGCGGACGCGGAGTCGTCGGGCTCCGCGTCGGGCTCCTCGTCCGGCAGCGATTCGATACGCGCCGGGTGGAACGCAACAGGGTGCTGGGCACGGCTGATGGTGATGGTTTCGAACGGCACGCCATCGAGCGCGAAGATGGCCGTCTGCGCCTCGGCGCCGGTCGCGTAGTCCCGGAAACGGTTGCGGACGGTGTCCCACACGAGCCGATGTGCCTCGTCGACCTCATAGACGGTGCCGACGTTCAGCGGGAGATTGGACTGGGTACCACCAATCCCGTAGACGACGTAAGCCGTGAGCTTCACGCGCTCTCCTCCGTGTTCTCCGCCGGGGCGGTGTCGGTGGTGCTGGCTTCGGTAGTGCTGGCGGCGACGCGGGCGGCGGCGAGCCGCTCGTACGCGGCCGTCCGCAGGTCCGGGTAGTCCGCGAGGTTGTGGTCCTTCTGGTACCCGCCCCGAATGTTGGCGCCGTACCAGTCGAAGCCCTCGAAGGTGCGCCCGGTGCGGTCGAAGATGTAGAGGTGCGCCTCTTCGGCCTCGTGACGAGCCTGGTCCGCGCGGGTGCGACGGGTGCCCTGGTTGATGCCGTTGCGGTCCCAGCCGTCGATGGTGCGCCCGTTGCGGTCGTACATGTAACGCCCGAGGTCGCCCCGGTGCACACCGTTGGCGTCGAAGCCGTCCCGGTTGAACCCGTCCTGGTCCATGCCGTTGGCGTCGAAGCCGTCCCGGTCGTAGCCGCGTTCGTTGTACCCGTTCTTGTCGTAGCCCTCGCCGTCGACCCAGCGCCGATGCCAGCAGTCGACTCCGTCGGTGTCGTAGAAGCTGCGGCGCTGATCGTCACCGAGGATGGTCACGCCGAGCACGGCGCGCATGATGGGCAGCGCCGCGTCGCAGTGCCCGGAAGTCCGGACGGTGCGGACGATGATGTCTTCCGCCTTGGCGCGGATCGCCAAGGTCTGCTCATCGGTGAGACCTTCGGCGCCTTCCAAGAACGGGATGACCGGGACCGGGACTACCTTCGTACGGGTCTTCCGGGCGGCTGTAACTGTGGCCATGTCTGTGTCTTCTCCCTTCCGCTGCGGTTCCAACAAGGGAGAATCCTGCACCCTCCGTCACCGCTTGTCAAGCCATGCCATACAACCGGATGACGGCTAGCGCGGTCTCTTCCTCTGTCCACACATAGCCCGCGTCGTCCCGCAAGTACCACCATCCGACGCCATTGACCGTCACCATCCGTGCTGGGACATCGAGCGGCTGGGCAACGCCATGCGGCACGATCCAACCGAGCCGCCGACACTGCACGGGATCGGTGAGGGTGAAGTCATGGCAGGTCCCGCACAGGCCCATCAGGTTGGAGCAGGCGTGCGCGGCGACAGCCCCCAGGCCGAGCACGCCGCCCATACCTCGAGGCTGCCGGTGGTGTACGTCGCGTATGCCGCTGCCGCAGCCTTCACACATGCCGTAGCAGCGGCTACGCACTAGCCCTTTTGCGTGCTCCCAAGCACTCCACGCCCGCGTATCAAGCCACCGCCACGTCAGCCCTACGGCGGTCCCGCAGGGCCTTCTCCCACTCCATCTTCACCTGCGCGCGAAGCCGCAGAACTTCCTCGTCGAGCCAGGCGCTGATGTCCCGGGGCGACGGACGCCCCTCGCCGGGACGGTGGCGGGCGGTGTAGGCGCGAGCGAACTGGAGTCGCCTCCACCACCCCGGCGCGAACACCATGAACAGCAGAGTGAACCCGGTTACGAACATCGCGTAGGCGACCCATGGCATCAGGTCAACGAACATCGGTGCCTCCTTCGATCTGCGGCACAACCCGTCCCAGCATCTCGTCGAGCAGCGCCGTCGCACGTTGTCTGGCTTCAGATGTCTTACGGATGGTGAAGGTGCCGGGCACCCGGGCGGCTTCTATACCGGGGATCCGCGCCCCCGTGTCCCGGTCGATCGGGTACGGGCCGGGGCCTTCCGGGTCACGGGCGTTGGCCTCCGCCTGCGCCTTCAACGCGTTGATGTAGGCGGGCCGGACCATCTGCACAATCTCGCTGGGCCGGTTCCGCGTCACCCACTCCAGCAGGGCGGCTTCGTTGGTGACCTGCGCGTCCCAGTGGGGTGCCCCAATCGTCAACGTGCCCATGTCGTTGTCGGCGGCGTCGGTGACCCGTTGCCGTTCGCTGCCTACCTTCAGCATCGCGTTGAGTGCCGCCATCCGCGACCACGTCTTGATTTCCCTGACGGCATCGTCAATCGAAGCCCAGAACAGAGCTTCTTCGCCGGCACGGCGTAGCTCACTCAACGATCTCTCCCTCCAGGGACTTTTCGTCCCAGCTTGCCGCTGCCGCCTCCCGCAGCTCACGCGCGTTGTCTGTGTCGATGTCCTCCGCTGCGGGGGCGGGTGGGTTCATCAGCTCCTGCGCCTTACGGGTGAGGTAGTCACCGAGGGGAACCTTCTGCTGCCCGGCGGTGATAGGCACGGCGAGCACCTTGCAGACCGAAGCCAGCTTCCACAGCTCCCGCAGCTCGTCGGGGAGGGTGCAGTCGAGACTGTCCAAACCGATCCTCATCGCGAGGGTGTCTGTCAGGGTGTCGTCCCGACCGGGCGGCTTGCGGTCCTGCGCGGCCCTACCGACAATCTCCGCCCACACCACCGGCAACTCCTCCGGGCCGCTGACAGCGAGGGCCTCCGCCCAGGTGTTGACTTCCTCGTCGGTGGCAGCCTCTACTACCTCGCCGTCGACTACCTTCGACGGGTCGATGGGTGCACCGTCAGCGTCGGTGACCGCGCCCATCTCGTCGGGGGTGTAGATGATGCCGAACAGGACATCGGGGCATTCATCGCGGACGGCGATGGCCGTTGCTCGGGCTACCAGCATCGCCTGCGGGTACTGCTGGTAGCTGTCCTTGTCGACCAACTTGGCGGTGACCGCGTCGTCCCAGGTGAACGCGGACCGGTACGGCTTGTCTTTGTCGCTGCGCTGGATCTCGACGACAGCACGGGTGCGGCTACGTTCGACGACGCTGATCCTGTGACCGGCGCGGATGACCAGGGCGCGCATCAGCTCCGCTGCCTGGGTCAGCTTGCCCTTGATGACGTGCATCGACTGAAGGGCCCAGAACGCCGGTACATCCAACGCCCGCGCGCCCATCAGGATCACCAACACGTTGGCGGGTTGGCGCCGCAGATGGTCAGGCAGCAGGGACGACTCGGCCAACACCCGCGCCATCTCCATCTGCTGTGTGAAGGAGGCGGGAACGTCGGTGCTACGGAGGACGATGTCGCTGGTCACGGCTTCCTCCACCGCCCGGCCTGCGGGCAGGTCACGAAGTGGCTGACGTACCGGACGGCGCCGGCTGTCTCCTGCGTAACGAACACCGCAACTGGCGCGACGACCTTGGGGTGCTGCTCCAACACCAGGTTGCCGGTAGGCACCGGGTCGGGGTCGATGGGGATGGGGGTATGCGCGGCTGCGGTCAGGGCCCAGATCACCGGGGCCTGGCAGCTACGACACTTGCCCCGGGTACGGTCGGTCACAGCTCTACCTCCACCGTGCAGCCGTCCTGGTCGTGTTCGTCCTGATCGTGCCCGCACTCGCACATCGGCGGGTCGTACTCGCCTAGGTCGTCGTCTTCCGCGCTGAACCACGTGCAGGGACACTCACGCATGCCGCCTCCTGATCAACCTGTCTGCCGTGACCCTACATCAGCGCTCGAGGTCCCGGAACCGCATGTAGGCAAGGTCGGCGAACACGGCGATATCCCCCGTGGGGCCGTTGCGTTGCTTCGCGACAATCACGTCGGCCTCCCGGGGCCGGTCGTTCTCGTCGTAGTAGTCGGGGCGGTGCAGCAGGATCACGATGTCAGCGTCCTGCTCGACCGCGCCGGATTCCCGCAGGTCCGCCAGATAAGGGCGTTTGTCGGAACGCTGCTCCGGTCCCCGGTTGAGCTGAGCCGCCGCCACCACCACGCAGTTCAGTTCCTTGGCGAGGAGCTTCAACCCCCGGGACATGTCGGAAACCTCCTGCTGGCGGGATTCCCGCCGGCCGGGGGTGCTGATGAGCTGAAGGTAATCCACGAAGATCATTGCTAGGCCGGTGGTCGCGGCGCGCTGACGGGACACGGTACGGATGTACGCCATGTCGACGTAGGGGTTATCGTCAATGAACACGGGGGCGTCGGCTACCCGGCCGGTGAGCTGCATCACCAGGTTCCAGTCGTCCTGACCTAGCCTGCCGTCCCGTAGCCGGGTGAAGGGGATGGACAGCTCTGCGGCCAGCAGCCTGCGGAAGATCTCGTCGCGGGTCATCTCGAGGGAGAACATCTGGCAGGGATGGTCACGAGAGATCCCGTTGAGCCGCACCAGGTCGAGCCCGAAGACGCTCTTGCCCATGCCGGGACGCCCAGCTATCACCACCAGTTGCCCGGCGCGTAGCCCGGATGTCATCCGGTTGAGATCACCAATGTAGGTGGGTAACCCGCGCAGCCCTACGTGTTGGGAGTCGGCCTCGATCGCGTCGAGCGCCTCCGCTAGCGCCTGCCCGAAGCTGATGTCGGCTTGCCGGTGCCGAGGAGAGGTGGCGGTGAAGATCTCCTCCTGCGCGCGTGAGCACAGCTCCTCCAGGGGACGTTCGGGGGTGTCGGCCTGCTGCACGATCCGGATGCCGGCTTCGCGGATCCGCCGCCGAACTGCCAGGTCCCGCACCATCCGTGCGTAGTAGCTGCCATTCGCGGCGGTGGGCACCGTCTCCAGGCAGTGGTGCAGGTAGGTGCCCCCACCCACCCGGGCGAGGTCCCCGGTCTCCAGTAGCGCGGCGGCCAGCGCCACCGGGTCGAGAGGCTTGCCGTCCGTGTATTGCCGGCGCAGCGCGGCGTAGATGATCGTGTGGGCTGCGGTGTAGAAGTCCTCCGGGGTGAGGATGTCCAGCACCTGCCCGGCGGCTTCCCTGCTGAGCATCATCGCCCCAAGGACAACCTGTTCGGCGGCGGGGTCGGCGGCTTCAGCCCCGGCCAAAGCCGGCCCCCAGCTCCCCCAACCCGGCGATGATCGACATGTCCGGGGACGGTACCGGAGTCTGGGCGTCTGCGGTGCAGTCTGGGCAGTGCCCTCCGCCGGGCTGGTGGGGGTGATCGTCACAGGCGCCATGCGCCCGGATGAGTGCTCGCCTGCGGTCGCGGGCACGCTGAGCTTGCTGCTGCCGGGCCTCCTCGGGGGTGACGGGCCTCTGGCGAACCTCAGGGCCGGTCTGGAGTCGGACGATGACGTTGGGCAGCTCCGACGGGCGGGGTGTGGCGCCGGCCGCGAACATAGCCGCGAGCGCTCGCTTGATGTCCCGTTCGGTGAATCCGGACGCCAACAACGCTTTGATCTCCCGGCCGTACCGGGCTTTATGTACCGACGGGAGCTTGACGTCCTGCCCGGTGCAGTAGTCGATCCAATCGCTGAGGATGGTGCGTGCTGTGACTTCCTGCGGAGCGGCTTCGGAGGAGCCGCCTGCTGAGCGTAGCGAAGCAGGGTTCTTGGTGTTTGGTTCTTGATTGGGGTCCGTCAGCGGACCCCCGGGGGGTCCGCTGACGGACCCCCCCCTACCGTTTTCCACAGGCTCATTGAAGATCACCTCGTACATGGAGGGTAGGCTGCCGCCGTCCGGCGCGTGCCTCAGGTGCCGGACCACCGCCCCCACACTCAGCAGCTCCTCCAGCGCCCGCTTGATGGTGGTTTCGGAGAGCCCGGTGCGCTGCACCAAGGTGGCCATCGCCGGTCGGCACTCCACGTATCTGCCGGTGGCGGGCTGGAAGTGTCCGTACATGGCGAGCGTGCCGTACAGCACCCAGGCCGTGGGGGTGACCCGCTTCTCTATCAGCCAAGTAGGGATCATTACGAAGGAACCCACCCGACTCTCCCTTCGCGTAGTTGAAATCGAAGGCGGTCGCGGGTTACCGTGCCCGGTGCCGCCTTGTGCGGAACGGCGCCATGCCCGGTTGCGCGACACACGCTCCGGCTCCTCCACCCCCCGTGGATGACCCATCGGCGCCGCAGGGCCCCCGGCTTGATCACACCGGGGGCCCTGCCTTCGCTACAGGGGTACGCAGGAACATACCGCTGGCGGCGACGTCCGGGGAAGAGAACACCCCCGGGTCATACCCGGGGGTGTTGCGACCTCACGGTCAGGTACCGCTTGCCAACGGCTCAGCACACTTGTCTGGCGTAAGGCTATGAGAAACGAGGCGGGAAGGACAACAGCCTCTTACGAGGCGCGTGCGCGGGGACGCGCTACGCGGCCGGGTGGCCACCTGTCTGTGGCCTTGGCCCACTTGATGATCGTCTCGGTGTACCACAGCGGCTTGTCGGGGAAGTCAGGTTCGTCAGGGTCTGGTAGCTGGTTACGCATGCGCCACTGCTGAGGCGTAGTAGGCGCGACGCCGAGCAGGCGGGCGATGCCAGCTAGGTCGATGAGCTTTCTGGTGTTCATCACCCTCCCAACTCCAGGTCGGTTCCATCCGGTTGTCAAGGTCAACGATACACCCCCGGGGGGCCGCTGGAAGTGATCTAGACCAGGGAAAGCGCCCGAACGCTGAGGTCCGCATGGTCGATGTTGACCAGCAGATTGTCGCCGTAGATCTGCCGGGGGTACGGGCCCAGCGGCACAGTGGACGTGGCGGGGATGACGTAGTCGACCGGCGTAGGAGTCTCCCCATCCACCGTCTGCTCGATCACAGCCTGCGCGTTGTGCGGCGCCCCGCCTGCGTTGGTGATGAGGATCAGCGTCGACCCGTTGTTCGGCACAGTGTGATCGTTGGCGGGATCGGAGACACCTGCCGCCAACGCGGTAACCGTCAGCCGGCTAACCCGGGTGACGGGGACAGCTACCCGTGCCACTTCAGACCACCGAAGGGCTGTTCTTGTTGGGACCGAGCTGGGAACTGACGATGGAGGTGAAGACACTCACCGCTGCCGCCAGCCCGGCGACAGAGAACAGCTTGCCCCAATCGACATCCACCAACCCCATGCCATCCCCAGCGAGCAGGCCGATAGCCGCCTGCGCGAACGTCTTCACTGCCCGTTCGGCTGTCTCTGACCAAAACTGCCTGGTCCACATGTCTGTCTACCCTTCGTTGAACGCATCGGCGACGGCCTGCGCCTGCGCGGCCTCACCTGCCTGCATCGCCGCCTTGATCCGATCCAGCTCCTGGTTGGCTTCGGTCAACTCCGCCGTCAGTTGATCAATCGTTGTCTGCATGGCGGTCCGGTCCGCATCGGCCTCGGCGGCCAACTCGTTCATCCGGGCGATGATTACCGCAGTGTCCACCGATCCGCCGCCGGACGCTAGATCGTTCAAGATCTCCGCCATAGCCGCTAGCATCACGGTCATCGCGGAGAGCTGAGCCGCCATCGCCGTTTCGGCTGCGGCGCGATCATGCTGCTGGCCGGGCAGCCAACTGATAGGACGCCCCGCCACGGTCTGGTTAGCAGCCGGGTCGATGAGCTGCGGTGCGTTACCGCGCTTGCCCTGCGTCAGGATGAGCAGCACCTCACCGAGCGCCGCGCGTTCGTCGGGCAGCATGTCGTCTCCTATCGGTCCAGGGGCGGAGCCTCCGCCGGCCAGCCAGTCCTCCAGCGACTGGCCGGACAGCACAGACAGCATGGCCTGTTTGTTGTGCCACGATTCGACCATGCCCCGGTCTTCACTGAGGTGGATGTGCCAAAGGTGCGAACTGTCCGGGGTGCGCTCGCGGTGGTACCGGAAGTCGTAGCCCTCGGCCAAAAGATCACTGTCGGACTGGCCGAGAGCTTCCCGCCATCCGCTGACCCTGGGGTCGTCCCGTTCCCACGCCGCCTGCAACCGGTCGGTGTACAGCCGGATCCGGCCGTAGTTCCCCGCGTGCGCCTCCGGGAACGTCCAGTCGTAGGCCGCGCATTTGTCAGCCGGGCCTTGCTTGTCCTCTTCGTCCCTGATCGAGTAGTCGTTGCGCCATTCCGGTTCGGCAAGCAAGTTGCCCCGGGTGTTGTGGTAACCGGGCTTGTACGCGTACATCCCACCGGACTGCGTCCCGGGCTCCAATGCCAGCAGCGCGGCCATGAACCGCTCCTGGGCTGCTGTCGTTGGAGCCACGCCATCACCGACCCATGCTGATGACTGTCAACCAGACCGCAGACAGGACCAGCAGCACCATCGCCAACGCCAGTAGCCAGCTCGACCGCCGGAATGCCTGTTCGATGCGGGTCAGACTCGCAACCCGTCGGGCCGTGCTGGGGGACTCACTCCTCGGTTCGCGAGCATCGTCTCTAGGCGGAAGATGTGGCGGAGGGCTAGCAGGGCCACCCCCCGGTAGTCCTCCCCCTCCGCCTCCGTCGCCTCCAGCTCCCTCCGGCACTCCTCCAGTTGGGCGGAGATCCGCTGCGAACGGACGGTCAGCAAGCCTGCGATGGCCGCCACTAGCCCAGCCAGGCCGGTAGCGATCGGCCCAATCAGCTCCGGCCACACCCCTGCTCCTCCCGGGCACGTGTCATGGCCGAATCATGCCACGCAGGGTTACGGGGAGAGCGCATCTCCGCGCTGCGAGATGTAACGCCGGTTCGCGAAGATCGTCGCTGTAGGGTATGCCGCCTGAAGGTGATCGATCAACGCCTCGCAGGCAGCGGTGAACCCCGCATCGGCGATGTCCAGGTCAGGGGTCCCCTCCAAGGTGAACGTCAACGACCCGTACGAGCCAATCTCCTCCACGGTGAAGCTGACCTGAACTTGCATGCCGGAGTAGCCATCGGTAGGAACCATTCCCGCATCATCCCACGCGGTCGAGCCGCAGCCACGAGTCCGTCTTCATGCGGGTGTTCACAGCCTCCGAGGCGTTCTGCGCCCACTGAAGCTGAAGGTTACCGGCGGTGCCGGCGACGACCAGGAGGCCGGTCATCCGTACCGCGACGAACGTTCCAATGCCTGCACCGTTGCGGGTCATAGTGGAGGTGAGCGCGGCGCCCGGTACAGCGCTGAAGTTACCGACCTGGGTGCCTACCGCGTTGTCCAAACCCTGCACCGTCCACCGGGGCATAGTCGCGCCGGCCGGCGCGGTCCACTGCCACTTGATGTCCGCTGTGGTGCCGGAGTCATAGACCCAAAGCCCGGACACGTCGTACACGCCGTTGACCTGCACGGGGAGGACCAGGTGCGAATCGTTCACAAAGACGGTAGAGGCGTTGACAACCTGCGTTTCCGTCGCCTTGCGAACGAATAGCGGGTAAGCCTCCATCCACACCCCGGCCTGCCTCCGGTCGAAACGGCCGGGTGCGGCCAGGAAGGAGAACTCACCGTTGGGCGGTGCCGGGTTCCGGGCGGTGCGGTCGGCCTCGTCGACGTACCGCTTCACCAGCCGGGTTTCCACATCGGCCAGGAAGTCGAGGAAGTCCTGCGGTGCGACAGCCGCATCCGGGCCGTTCGGGGTGGTGACTTGCTGGTCAGGAGAGTTGGTGGGCATGACAGGACTCCTAGCTGATCACGGTCAGCGGGCAGATGCGGAACGCCTGGAGGGAACATCCAACAGCGGTGCCCGGTCCCCCGGTTCCGGTCCAGATGCCCCGGTGTTGGATGGTGTCGCCGACCTGGCAGGCGATCAGCCCCGAAAGCGACGTCTGCATCCCGAAGCCACCCGATGTTGCTTCGTTCTTCCGCTCGGCGAACTTACGGACCCCGTTTTGGAACACGCCGATCCGCCACGACGTCAAGGTGGCGAAGTCGCTGATGGCCCCGTCGATGTGGACGAGGTACACGCCGGGAGTCACCACAGTGAACTGTGTCGGGGTGCCCAGGGAGAACATGCCGTCGTTGTCGTAGCGGATGCTGGAGAAGGACACCGTCGTCTCGGTGTTGATGACCATGGCCTGCGAGTTGGTGGTGACCCACGCAGCCGGCCGGTCGAGCAGCCCCGCGACGGTCGTCTCCATACCGTTGACTAGTCCGTCGATGGTCTCGGCGAAGTCCTGCCAGATCGACGGGTCTACCACCTCTCCCACGAACGGGTAGGGGATGCCGAACACCGGGGTAGCGCCGGGCATCTCACACCACCTCGATCGCTTCGACGGAGCCGACGCGGGTCAACCAGATCCAGTAGCCGCCAACCGGGATCTGGACCATCGACGCAACGTTTCCGTGTAGCCAGGTGATCTGGACGACGTAGTCGCCGAAGTCTTCATCAACCACGAAGGTGCCTTCCGAGCCGAAGAACGACCCACCCGCGATGTTTTCCGCCTGAACGGCCCGGTTGAACTCAGCGACGATCAGCGGACCTCCGGGCACGTTCTTTTCGATGATGCAGTTGGCGCGCCGGAGGCTGTCGTTGGTAACCGCCCCCACCTCGACGGTGTTGATCGACCAGCCGATGTGGTAGATGCCGGGCTCCAGGAACGTCCCCGGGTTGGTGCCGATGTTCAGCCCGTTGAGGGGAAACGGGAACGGCGGCTGGACGTTGGAGAACACGACGTCGCTGCTGGTCTGCTGGAGGCTCGCGAAGCCGGTTGTGTCGATCGGGCCGATGATCTCGTCGTTGTTCCAAATCGTTGTGCGGGGCATGTCGAAGGTCGTTGCCAACTCCTGCTGCGCCAGGAGATGCGCCTCGACCATCTCAGCCACGCGTTGCATGTAGAGCGCGTAGGCGCCGTAGTCCTCCGGGTCGGGGCACGGCAGACCGAGGCATTCGGTGAAGTTCATAGGTTGTTGATCCGATCGTTGGCCCAGTGCACGGCCAGGTTCGCCCGCCCAACGGTCACGTTGATGTTGGTGGCTTGGAACGCCAGCCCAAACTGCAAACCCTCGTTGGCGAAGGCCGGATTGAGGATGGCGTGACCGGAGGTGCGGAGGAAGTAGTTGCCCGACGCGGGAGCGCGGAACTCGTCGGACACGACCGCCGAAAGTCCCGTAGCGCCGGAGGCCGGGACGAACCCGAGGCTGATGTAGATCAGAACAACCTCACCCGACGTCACCCCGCTGATCATGGCGTCACCCACCGCGTACCAGGTACCCGGACGCCGGGCGGTGATCAGGTACTCGTTTTGCAGCAGGTCCGCCATGTTGTCGGTGTCGTAACTGACCGACTCGAACGGCACCGGGACGATGTTGTCGGAGGTGAGGACAAGGTCCGTTTCACGACGGATCTGGGCGGCGGGAACAGCAGGGGTGAGCCGGCCGAAGGTGGTGTCGAGGGCACACAGTTCGGTGTCGAGCTGCGCGACGAAGTCGCACCACGCGTCGGGCATGTCGCAGGGCCGGTCCGAGCCGACCGGGTAGGGGAAGAACTGGGTGGAGGTGAACGCGACCATCAGCCGGGGAGCACCTCCCCCAACACGAGCCACGTCGAACGCTGCCGCATCAGCGCGACGGTGTCCCCGACCCCCGGGGTGTAGCTGGCCAGCCGGCCGGGCGTTGCTATCCCACCGCCTTGCAGCAGGACAGTCAACGGTGAAGTGGCGGTGACTGTGCCTACCCTGATCGAGTTGGGGGCGGGGTGAGCGGCTACCGCTTGGGCCATCGTCATAACGTCTCCAGACTGCCAACGACCTGGGCCCGACAGGAAACCGACATCATCTCCGTAGTATCCAGCGGCATGGAGAACTGGGCGACTACCTGCCGGATGTCGACCCGGCCACGCACGTCGAGCCGTTGAATGTCGCCCAGTTCGACAGACGCGTCAGGGATGCAGACGTAAGACCACGACTCAGTGAAGGCAGTTGTGCGCCTCAGGAAGTCCTCCGCCGCCTGCCGGGCAGCGTCCGGCGTAGAGGGAGTCTGCAAGTTGATCAGTGTGTTGCGTCGACCGAACGGCCCATCCACGAAGGTCGGCGAGGCGGGGTTGAGGTCTTCAGCGGTGTGGAACACAGGCGCGGTGCCGTCGGTGCGCTCACCCGTGACCGTGACGGAGTTGTAGACCTTCGCCCGACCGCGTCCGGGCCGGGCCCGCAGCACCGTCCCACCTTCGGTATCCGTGAGCGTCACCACCGGGTCACCCGCCACCGTCCAGGGAACTTTCCGCATCACGAACCGCCCGTCCGCCAGCGGGTACCAGAACGCGCCCACCGAGACGGCGATCTCGTCGAGTGCACCTGCCCGGTCATGCTCCCAGGTTTCGATGGGCATCGTTTGGAAGAAGGAGTCGGAGGGGCCGAAGGTAGCGTCGGGCAGGCCATCGGAGACGAGCCGTTGAAACTCGTCGAAGACCGGGATGCCGGGCACGCTGTTCTCCGGTGCCACGAACGCCGCGTCCGCGACGTCCGCCGCCCGGTCTTGCGCGACGACGTAGCAGGCGCCTTCGTCCTGCTCGACCTCCGTGATCCGGCCGGTGAACACCCGCCACACGTACCGCTCGCCGTCAGCGAAGATCAACCCCCGGTAGGCGCGGATCACATTACCGAACGGGGCGAACAGGCCATCGTCCTCAACGGGGTAGTCGCCCTTGGGCAGGGTGAGAGACAGAGTGCGAGACACGCGGGATGTGAGGGTCGCGTCGACTGACCCGGCCAGGAACACCACATCAGTAGCGAGCCGGACAGCGCCGCGCCACACTTCCACCCGCACATAGGGTTCGTGTCCGGCCGCGAGCGCCTGCCGGTACAGGAGGTCCGTGCCGCCGGGCAGCATCAGCCACCGTCCATCAGGTCGTCCCATGTGCCGTTGGCTGCTACCGCGTCCCAGTCGGCGAATTCGGCGTCGACCTCGTCCCAGGTGCGGAATCCGGTGTCTACTACGCCGCCGGCCGCGCCCGCCAGGATGTCCGTGCCGGTGATCCCGGCCGCCGCCATCTCGTCCCAGGTCGCGTAGACAGCGCACAGGTCCATGAACCGTGAACCACACACACCCTGCGTGGTACCTACCGGCCGCGCGACTGTCGTGTAGGGGAGCTGATGCAGCCGGGGCTGGTAGCGGTGATCGGGGGACACCCTGCCGATGTCCACCGGGGGAACGAACATGTACCGGTCGGGGATGCCGTAGTTGGGCGGGCCGGAGAACAGCAGTTCGCCTCCAGGCGCGAGGGTTTCGATCAACGCGTCTCTGTCGGTGAACATGCGGGTGGCCAACGTGAGGGTGCTGTCGGCGTCCCGGCGCTGCCGCCGCACCGGGATGGGGAACTTGGCGTTGGACGGGTTGACCAGTGTGCCGTTGTTCGGGTAGCTCTCCGTGCCCATCTCCACGAAGAAGATTCCCGGGCCGGGCAGGCATGCTGGGTGCGGCGCGTAGCACAGCTCGACCCTGCGGTCGTTGCAGGGCCGTACCGGGTCACGCAGCCAAAAGCCCTCATCGGAGGGGAGGGTCAAGACGTCACTGTCGAAGCCGGTGAAGTCGACCGTGGCGAAGAAGTTGTCGACCTGGAAGACGACCGGTAGCGCGTTGGTGTTGCCGGCAGACAGGATGATCCGGATGCCGACCTTGCCGGTCAGCAGCGTCGCGTCGGGGGTACCCGTCAGCATCCATGCCGCAGGTTCCGGGGTGCCGCGCCGCCACACCTTGGCCATGTGTGTCGAGCCGAAGTTACGGCCCCGTACCCGGAACCAGTCACCCGGGGCGTACGCGAGCCCGGTCGCGAGTGTGCCCAACGAGGTGTCGACCGCGCCGACCCGCTTGATGATCGACAGCGTGACGGTGCCTGCGGTCTCGAACTCGAGCTGGTACCGGTACATGTTGCCGGTGTCCAGGTAGCGGGTCATCGCGGCCATGTGAATGTCCGCGCCGGTCGCGGTGACCGGGATCTGGAAGTCGACGTACACGTCAGCGTCGTTGATGTTGTCGCCGATCGACCCGCGCCGGCTGTTGTTTACCGCACCAACTTCGACCGTGCCAACGGTGCCGTTCACGTCCCAGTTCGCGGCGGTTGCTTCCACGGTCCACGGCTGAAGCGTGTCGGCATTGTTCCAGGTGTCCACGTTGATCCGGGAGAAGGAGTCCCGGATGGAATGATCGACGGCGGTGAACTCCGCCGAACGGGTCCGATAGAAGAACGACGTGTCGAGCGGCGCCTCCGTGTCCCAAAAGATCGCCTTGTGGTCCGAGGCCACAATGAACTCCCCGGCCTCACCGCAGGGATAGATGTAGGGCCGCAGCGGGGTCTCTTCCCCCGTGTCGACCCGCACCCGGACAACCTGGATGCAGCGCGCGTACGGCACATCGCCCCAGTTGGCCTGGACTAGGACGTGTCCCACGTTGGGGAACGGGGTGGCGGTGATGGTCGGCATGGGTCACGCTGCCCTGGGTCCGTTGGCCAACGCCCGGGACTCCGCGCCTAGAGCGCGTACGACCCGCACGTCGAGAATGTCGGTGATCTCCCGGGTCCCCAGGAACACCTGGACGGTGGGCGCTCCGCCTCCGCCCCCGAACCCCATGTTCAGCAGCCCCGCACGACTCATGACCTCCCGGGCCCGCTTCGGGTTGTTGAGCGGCACGACCGCCTCCGGCCCGGCCTCGCCAATCATCGCCAACGTGGGGCGCCTCACCACATCACCCTCAGCCAGCAGCGCCGGCAGGACGGGCGAGACGACGAACGACCGGATGACACCGAGGATCTTGCTCTTGCCGACGAGCCGGTCCAGCCAGCCGAGCAACTCCCGGACCTTAGCGATCACGAACCCGATGAACAGGGAGATCGAGGTGAACGCCAGGCCGATGGCGAGCACCTGCCCCAAGATCAGCGAGAACATCTGGAGCAGGCCCTTCAGGGCCTCCCGGATAGTCGGGTCCTTCAGATAGGAGTTGAGGGTAGCCAGCCCGGCGTTGAGATCCTCCAGGAACTTCTTACCCTCTTCGCGGGTCAGCCCGAACAGGAGAGTGACAAACTCCCACAGCAACTGGAACGTCTTCACCAGCTCAGCCCCGGTGGCCAGCGCCTCGTCGATCCAGCGTTGAAACTCCCCCGACTCGACCGCCGCGATCAGCTTGTCGCCGACGGTGGTGAGTAGTTGCCCGAACAGGCCCAGCAGCTTCTCTACGACCGGCAGGCTAGCGACTACAACCGCTAGGAACCCTTCCATCAGCCGCATGCCGCCTGCGCCAAGCGCGGTGATGATCCGGCCGGTGGCTTCGAAGATCCGTGCTATCTGGTCCGCGACGGCTGGGGTGGCAAGTCTGCGGGAGAACGCATCCAGCAGCTCTCCCATCGCTGTAGCGACGTTGGCTAGCCCTCCCGCGAGCGCAGGCCCCAGCGCGCGCATGAGGCGGGTCAGCGCGCCGGTGACCTCTTGGAAGAACGCCTGCTGGACGAGCTGCCGCAGTTCGCGGAACTGCGGCACGAGCTTCTGGAATTCCTTGGCGACGGCGCGGGCGGCGGGGGACAGACCTTTGAGGGCTTCCCTGATCTTGTCGGGGTCGCCGTCCATGATCGCTTCGAGCGCGTCCCCGAAGCCCTGGAAGGCGATCACCAACGGAACGAAGGCCGTAACCAAGGTGGCGATCATGCCGGGGAGGACGCCTACCAACCCGGCGAGGGTGGAGAGCTGCGCCACGATCCCGATCAGACCCAAGACCAGCGGGGGTCCCACCGTGACCAAGGCCGCAAGCTTCGCGGCTAGCTCCGGGCCCTTCTGGATCAGGCTGGCAACCTGCGCGAGTAGACCGGTGAACCCCTTACCAACGGAGGACAGCAGGCCCCCGAAGAATTCGGACACCTGACTCGAGGTGTTCCGTACTCCGTCGAGCGCATCGTCGATGGCGTTCTTCATCGTGCGGGCGAGGAGCTTGCCGTGCTTCCGTCCACCCCGCAGAACCGCATCACCGAACTCGTCGGTGAACTCCTGACCGGCGTCTTCCCCGGCCTCGGCGGCGGCTTCGATCAGCTCCGTGAAGTCGGCGCGCCGGCCGACGTGCTTGAGTTCGTCGTTCAGCTCCTTTTCGGCGGTACGGCGGAACCGCGTCCAGTCGGCGAGGATCTCGACGAACGCCTGGCCTACCTGCCGAGGTGTAGCCATGGCGCGGAAGATAGCCGATCAGCCACAGGCGGAGCCAGCGCTTGACGCGTCATGGAAGTGGCTTACCTTCCTCCGCAAGCATCTCTTCGAACGCCTGCGCGTAGAAGTCCTCATCGAACCACTCCGCCCCCGAAACCCCCGCCGGGGGTGTGGAGAGTTGACCGTCGAAGGTAAAGCGTTGCTCCTTGGTCATGTTGCGGACGGCCAGGGCGTAAATGGCGTTGAGCGCAGCCCCCAGCGGGGCCGCGTCCAGATCGACTCCATGGACGGTCAGCTCGCCGCCGACATGCCGCCACTCCGCTGCCGCGCTGCGGATCAGCCGATCGGCTTCCCACCACTTCCACCCCGATGCCGCCGCCAGGGCTTCCCGGTGCACCCTGATCAACTCTTCGACGGTGAACAGGCCATCCAGAAGCCCCTCCAGGATGGCTTCCTCGTCGTCGGGGCCTAGGAGTCCCGGGACGATTGGCATCGGCTGCTCGTCGTCCAGGATGGCCAGGAACCACCTTCCCGCCGGCAAGGGAGGGATGGTGTAGGTGCGTCCGCCCAAGTCGACCTCGACCGCCCAGACGGTCAAGGCGGCGCGGGCGGCATCCGTCACGACGCCCTACCGTCGACCGGGGGCAGGGTAGTGATCCGGCGGGCGGAGGTCTTCTTCGCCCGCCGGGCCGCCCGGTTGTCGTCCGCCCCGTCGCTCCACAGCCGCAGGATTGTGATCAGTAGGCCCATGACTTCTTCACCTGTGAAGGTCGAGTCGGCCATCCTGTCCTCGATCCAATCCCAGTCGGCCTGGTCGTGGATGAGGGCAGCGATGAGGGTGAACAGCCGATTGAGCGCCGAAAGCTGACGCGCGAACTGGGCGGCGTTCGCCGGGTCGGCCTCCTCGCCGTAGTTCCGGCGCCAGAAGCCCATCCGCACCAGCACAGCCAACTGACCTTCGTTGGGCTTGACGGTCTGGATGGTGCGGCCCCCGAACTCGACCGGCCGGGTCTCCGTCTGCTCTGTCATGACAGCAGCTTACGACCCTGGAGGCCGGGTCACATGCAGCCGGAACCCTGCCGGTCCGGCGATCTCGTACAGCGCGGTACGCAGCCAAGGGCGCCCCCGCGCGGGTGGGATCCGCACCTGGAGCCGGTAGTAGACCTTCCCGCCAACAACGAACCGCAGCGCCGCCCGTCGGCGAGGGTTCCGCCGGGACCGGAACCGCTTCGGTAGGACGACGTAGCCGCCGTGCCCCTCATGGACAACGGCTGCATAGTTGACCTTCACGGTTACCGTGCCGATGACCCTGTCCCCCCGTGTGCGGACGTTGGGGGTGTGTCTGCTACGGAGGGTCCCTGTACGGACCGGGGACAGCACCTTGGCCCGGTTGTTTACCCGGTTGGTCAGGAGGGTGATGTACCGACCGGAGTCAGCCGCCAGTACCCTCCGCAGCTCCTCCCGGGCCATCCGCACCCGTATCTTCGCTGGCATCCCAGACCACCTCCAGGTAGCCGGCCGCGATCCGGGCTTCGATGAACGGTTCCAGCTCGACGGTGGCCTGCTCACCCTCATCCATCAGATCGAAACTGCGGGTAGCACGCACCCGCACCATCTTCGGCTCCTCCGGCGGCTTTGCCTTGACTGTCACGGTGCTGGCTCCTCACACTCGTCGCAGGGCAGCACCTCGACCGTAATCGACAGCGTCCCCCCGACACACCTGCCTTCCGGGCCTATCGGTTGCCACTCCCCGAAGCTGACCAGCCGGTTGGGGTCTCCGGTAGCGAAGCAGCACGCTACTGCCTGCCGCATCGCCATCGCGTCTTCCATCATCAGGTTGTGGGCTGCGGTCCACTCCTCACACGTCGGGAGCGTCTCCGCTGTACCAACCGGGGCACAGCGGACCGCCCCCAGCTCCAGATCCAACCGCCACTGCGTCGGCAGGCAGCGGGTGGGCTGCTCCTCCGGGCCGGGGAATCCCGCGCCCCAATTCACCACCCGCACCCACCCCAACCCGGAGCAGCATTCATCTTGGGTGAGGGAGATCCCGTAAGCGACCTCCCCCGGACGTATGCAGCAATCGGCTACCGGGGTGCTGACGAGCTGAAGCTGTGTGCAGTAGCAGTCCTTCAACGCCTGGACAACCGGCGCGAAGGTGAGATCGATCAGCGCCATCACGCGGTCCAGGTCGTGATACGCGGCTCAGGCATGTCGATGTTGGACACCCGGGGACGCTGCCGCAACCGGTTCGGGTTGACAGCCACTAGCCACCGGTCAGCAGTGAGCAGCCCAGTGCGGTATTCGCTGAACTCGTCGGCGGCGGCGATCAGCTCCATCGACACCCCCTGCCGGGTCAACGACGACACCCGTTCCGGGAGGAGACAGTCACCGGCCGCGCAAGCCTTAGCGAAGGAGCACGCCAGTGCGCCCGCCGCAAGCTGCCCACCTACCGGCACCGGGGTGCCGCGCGTGTAGGTCACCACGAACGTGTTCTCCGCCGACCCGGCCGGAACGTCGAAGTTCTGGCACTCCGGCCAACACTCACCATCCTGCCGCACCAGCAGGTAGCCGTTGTCGATCCGGTAAGCCGCTTCGGGGATGACCGCGTTGTCGACGCGCACCTCGATGACGGAGCTGGCCGGGCCGGGCAGGGCTACCTCGCAGGAGGCGCCGCAGCAGCAGACACCGCAACATCCGCAGTTACGCCAATCGCCTCCAGAGTCGACCCACGGCCACCAGCTCCTGCCGCCACCGTCTCCCCAGTGTGAGTCCATCCACACGCCCCACGTTTCGTAGCTGCGGCCGGTGCAGCGGCTGTAGCAGGGGCGGACGGTGAGCTGACACAGACCGAACTGCCGGCCCGACAACGCCCACAGGATCTCCGTTGCGTAGGCGGTAGCCGTCTCCTGCTGATCGACTGTGTACGCCGTCTCCCAGTCGGGGCAACACGAGGTGTTGATGGTCCAGGCGCATGGCGCCGCGCCCGCTGCGGACGGGGCACCAAGGGGGGGCAGGACAGGCATGGGTCACCTCCTGGCTCAGGCTAGCGGGAAGGTGAGGCCATCAAGGTTGATCTCGGCGTTGAGTCCTATCGCCGCGCGGACGGAGATGGTGCCGTCGGGGTCGATGTCGAGGAACGTGCCGACAGCTCCAGCGCCGCCGGTTCGGAAGCTGTACGTGTTCCGGAACGGTGGGCGATGCGTAGGTGGGCCAGCCGTAAGGGTGACCAGCGTCGCGTCCCCGGCGATAGCGCCGCCGATCGCCAACGCCCCCCGCAGCCGCACCACAGCCAGTAGCGGGTCTAGGCGACTACTGGCTTGCGGGTATACGCCTCCAGTGGAGGTGACGTTGACTCCTAGCGCCAACGCAACCCAGGCGCCGGGTGGGGTGTTGGAGCCGGCAACCGTCCCCACCGCCACCATGTCCCCAGCCGCCGTCACATGCCAGCGAACGGTGTTGTCGGACAGGGTTGCCTCGAGGATGTGCACGGTCGGGTTGTCGACCTCAGCGTTGGGGAACGCCTGGAAGCGGGCGGCTACCCGGTTGTTCGCGGAGGCGCGGGAGCGGATCTCGCCGAACTCGTTGAAGTAGCCGGTGCGGGTACCGGCGTTCTGCATCTTCAGCAGGTCTTCCGCCGTGCCCGGGTCGACCATCGTGGGTCGATCCAAGATCACGCTGTGGTCTTCGTCGATGCTCATCTGCCGCAGCCCGTCGTTACCGACCACCCGGAAGGTGTGGCCTTCCGCGTGCATCCAGTATTCGTCCGGGGCGGCATGGAACATGATCATCCCCGCGCCATCCGTGATCAGCGGGTTAGGCGCGGGGATGGTCATGGCGACGTCGGAGAAGATCGTTGCGGGGGCGGCGACGTTACGGCGGAAGATCCGGACCGGTACACCCGACGCGATGGTGCCGTCGGTGCGCGTGAAGATCTCCGGCCCGTACTGCGCCATCAGAACTCACACGTTGTACGGCAGGCGGATGGTGAAGCTGCCGAACTGGGTGGGCGCGTCCGCGTCGGTGATGGTGATGGTGAACTCACCCGGGCCGGGGTAAGTGTGGTTCGCGGTGCCGGTCTGCGCCACACCCAACGTGGACGTGTTGTCACCCCAGTCGACGTTGACGTTGCCCGCCGCCAGGTTGTCCACCGTCAGGGTCACCGTGTACGGATTGCCGGCCACGTTGAACGCGCTGATCGACCCGTTGGGCTGCGCCGCGCTCGACGGGCAGGTGTTCACGTTCTGCGTGGTCGTTCCCGTGGCCACCCCGCCGTTCACCGCGTTGTAGATCACGTTGGAGCCGGCCACATAGCCGGCCACGACATCCGTCCCGCCCCGCTTCAGCAGCAGCGCGCCCTTGCCCGCGATCACCGCTTCCGGGATCACAATCATCGGGTAGCGCCCCGCCGTGTCGAGGCCGATCTTGCCCTTGTCGGTCAGCGCCCAACAGAGGACACGCTGCGCCACGGCCGTGAGCTGGCCGTACGCGTCGACCGCAATGCGAACAGATCCACCAGCCATGTCGATCTCCTTACGCGAGAGTGGTGCAGCCGCAGGCAGCGGCGGGAGGAGCGGCGGTGACCCGCTCGAAATGGTCGTGGTCGAGGGGGCCGATCGCGGTCAGCAGCGGTTCCAGTACACCCGTCATCGCGTCCCGCCGCACCAGGTACGTCGAGTGTCCCGTACCCCACGGGCTGCCAATCTGCGTACGGGCATTGGTGACGTTGAACGACACGGCGCCGTTTTCGAACGTCAAGTCACCGGGGGTGCCTTCCACAATCCACGGCGCCAGGTAGTAGCCGTAGGGCTGGTTGGTGGCGGAGCACGCCTCCTGGGCCAGGCGGGTCCACACCTCCAACCCGAAGCTTGTGGTGCCTACCCCGGCGTCACCTTCCCGTGTGCGGAACCCCACCGCCTGCGCGGTGGGGGTGGCGTCGTTGAGGACAACAGTCGACCCGGTGACCATCGAGTACAGCTCGGGGTCGACCTCACAGAACGTGATGTTGAACGTGAACCACTTGAACTGGGCCCGACGCCGATCTTTCAGGCAGATGTCGCCGTTGGCGTTGAGCACCACGATCTCGGTCGGGTCCTCGTACTCGGCCGTCCGCTCGATCGACACAAAGCCGCTAGACACGATCGAGCAAGACGGCGCGCCTGTGAGGATCGTGCCGCACGAGTCGAGCTTGGTGGCACGCATCCGCGTGCCCCCCACCGGCTTCATGCAGATAGACGGCATGGCGTTACTCCTTGGCTTCCTCGGCAAGGGCGATTTCGGCCTTCAGCCGCTCCTCACCCCAACGCCCGTCGACCTTGCCGCCCAGCTCCTCCAGCCGGGCCCGCAGCGCGGGCACATCCGCGTTGTCGGCGTCGGCGTCGGGGGTCTGCTGTTCCTCCACCGTGCCGGCGTACTTCGCGGCAAGGTCGTCGGGTACGTCGATCGCATGCACGTCCGGCACCCAGACCACCACGCGCGGGTTGTCCGGCACCATCGCCAGCAGCTTGCCCAACACCTCGGCGGGGTCTTGGTCCTGTCCCAGGTAGATACGACTAGTCATGCCGGAAGGGTCACCTCCACCGCTGCAATGCAGCACTCAACGGTGATCGCGTAGTTGCGTTCGACGAGAACGAAGTGCTGGTTGAGGGTGCGGTTGAACGTCTGCCGGGCCGGTGGGATGTGCACGTCGTCGGAAGCCCAGATGATCACGCGTCCGGTGGCGTACATCCACTCTGTCGTCGCGGTAGGAGGATCGTTGGCTACACCGTTGCCGGAGTAGCCATCGCCGAAGACCACCGTGTTGCCCCGGTACGTCTTGACCAACTGCCCGTCCTGCCGGAGCTGGTTCGCGAACGCTAGATGCGCCGCCATCCGAGGCCGGGCGTGGATCAGGCCAGGCAGCCCGTAACAGTCCGCGATGTGCTGCTCGAGCAGCGCCATCCCGTTGACGGGGGACGTCGCCGCGCCCAGGTTGGTGACAGCCGGGGCGGTTACATCGTGCAGGTAGTCCGGGACGTCGACCGCGTCCACGCCCCAAAACGCCGTTTCGATACCGCGCTGCTCGGCTGCTTTGAACCTGCGGAGCGCGCGACCTTCCAACCCTTCCCAAGCGTCAGCTCCAAGGCTGCCGCAGTTGAGGGTCGCGTAGACAATGAACGGCATCGACGTGTTGAAGGCATCGGCGCCGTCGAAGGTCTTCGCTGGTGGGGTGGCGTCGCACAGCGCCGGGTACACCCGGGCGTCAGCGCAAACCTCCGGTACGAACTGCGTCCCCCCGCCAATCCCGTGCGGAGGCAGCGGGATTGGGCCTAGGGCCGCCGTCAGCAGCCCGTAGCTGGCCGCCGGCGCGGGAGGAACCGGAACCCGGAACGGCGGAAGCAGTGGACTCGTCACCTACGCCCCTCCTTCCCGGGGCCGGGCCCCCGGGTTGCCCCGGGGGCTTCAACCGTCAGGGTCACGCGCAGACGAACGCGGTAGTGCTGGAGGTGGTGCCGGACGCGCAGAAGGTGACCTCGACAACACGGCTGCCGCCGTTGCACACCTGCGCAACGAGCACGCCTTCCTCCGTGAACAGCGCGGTGTAGCGGTTCGTGGAGAGGTTGGTGCTGTCGTAGATGGTGTCGAGGCGAATGGTGTCGTCGGAGCCCCGCAGCCACGTGCCGGCCGGGTAGGCGAGGAAGAAGACGCTGTTCGGCCAGGAGGTCAGCGGGGCCGCGCCGCCGGGGCCCGCCGCCAGACCGCTGAACGCGTCCTGCCAGTCGTACACGTACTGGAGCCGCGCGCCTCGGGTGGTGAAGTGCGCGGCGATCATCGCGTCAGTGACGTTGACGAACTCGACGCCCGTCCGCCGGCTGAGGTCCGCTCGCATGACTGCGGTGGCCCAGTGCGGCAGCACAATCTCCACCGTCTGCCCGAACCCCATCCGGTTGCGGTACCGGATGTCCTCGACCGTCAACTCGACAGCGGCCAGGAGGCCGGAGGTGGCGGAGGTGTCCAGCGGCACGTCGATCGGCGGGTTGAGGTCGACCACCGTGCTGCCGGCGACCATCTGCGCAATCACAAACGCGTTGAGCCGGTGCATGTGTGCAACCAGCGCGCCCCGGATGAACCGCTGCACCAGCTCTGGGTAGCCCCGGCGCTGGAGGATGCTGCCGGTGATGCAGACACCTTCGACTTCCAGCCGGGTGTCGGTGAACGCCGGGCAGGGGATCTCCATGCAGGGCTTGACCGTGTTGGCGATGACCTGCGCCTCGGTCTGGTGGAAGTAGCCGGCGCCACCGAAGATCGTCGCGAAGTCCGGGCCGGGCGTGAACCGCAGACCACCCCGCGTGATCTGGACCTCAGGAATGTCGATCATTCCCTCGCCGGTCTCCAGCTCACACAGGTCGTAGATGGTCTGGGAGGGGGCGCACCAGCCGGCCGCCGCCGTCAGGGAACCGCCGGGAAGCCGACTCTCGTCAACGGCGAACTGGACGAGCTTCTCGTCGTCGTCGCCCTTGGAGATCAGATCCTCCTGGAAGTTCCGCTTGATGACCGCGATGCCGTGCCGGCCAGGCGAGACACCGTAGGTGGCGAGCCGGCGCTCTGCGGCCTTCGCCACATCCAGCCAAGACCCGAACGCCATCGCACCCGCATCAGGGGACGTCAGGACCATGTCGCTGAAGTTCAGGTCGCTCACGGGGGCGGGAGCTGCCGGGGCGCGCCGAGCGACGGCAGCAACACGAGGGGCGGTGCGGGCCCGCGCGCCGGCCGTGACCGCAGCAGGTTCCTCCACGGGCCGGTCGGACTCCTCGGTCTCTTCGACCTCCTCGGTCTCCGGCTCCAGTTCGGCGGCGAGGGAGGCGTGCGCGGACGCACGCGAGGCGCGTGCGGTGCGTTCCGCCTGCACGCCGCGCACGATGTCACGCAAAGACTCCAGAGAGCTGATGTCGTCATCGGTGACGGTGTCGGGGGCCTTGTCCCGGATAGGACCGGCGGTGGCCTTGGCCTGGGTCTCCAGGTCGGCCAGCTCGGCGACGGTCAATCCGCCAAGGTGTGCAGAACGCTCGTCCGGCGTCATGCCGGCAAACGACGCAAGGAACTCGGAGAAGTCCACGGGGGTGCTCCTGGGCATGGTTGAGCGAACGGAAGGAGGTTCCGGTCACTGTCCCCGGCCGGCTCACAGCTCAGCACCCGCGACGTGATCTGGATGGAGAGTAGCCCTTTGGGCACAAAAAAAGCCAGCTCCCGGCCGCGCGGCGCGCGGGGGAGCTGGCTCTTGGGAAGATACGGGCGGAAGGAGGACCGCCCGTCGCGGCCCGTCCTGGTCAGTCTAGCTAGTCGGTGGTGTCCCGGCGGGACGGCGACCCGGCGTGAATCTGGTTGGGATCGTTTCGGCTGAGCGTGGCCGCGAACCCACGGGGCATGTGGGTGAGGGCGTAGACGAGCGCGCCACGCATCCACTCTGACCGGTTGACGCCTTCCGCCTCCACGGCCGCGTCGAGCAGGTCCAGCAACGTGCTGTCGATCTTTGTTCCCACGATGAACGTCTTAGCCATGCGTCAGACGTTCCCCTCGTTCCGGTAGAACTCATTCCGTTGATACAGGTACGCCCCGACATACACGGTCAGGAAGCCAACGGGTTCGCTCAGCTCCCGGACGGTCTGACGCACGTACCGCTCGGTAGCCCCGGAGATGGTGAAGTCATCGACGAACAGCCAGCGCTGCCCGAGCGTGCCCTCCGCGCGTTGGTTGTGCGCGTCCGCGTGACGGGAATGCCCGGAGCGCCGGACGATGCACCAGTTCAGGTTCAGCAGCCGGCCGAGGCACGGCACAACCAACGCCCCCGACAGTCCGGTCCCTACGAGGGTGTCGTAGGTGTGGCCCTGCGTCTCGTCCTGCATGCGCAGGGCGAGGTCGCGGGGGTCGTCGAAGGCGCGGGGGAAGTAGGTGTCGGGGCGGAAGCTGAGGTGATCCTCGCCCACGATGTACGTGACTGTCATTGACACCTCCTGTATGTCTAAGGCAGACAGCATACAGCCCCCGGGTCCTCACAGACACGGGGGCTGCAAACTAGCTCACGTCGACTGGACGGACGGTCAACTCCACACTGACGGGCTGCCCCATCAGGTCCCACGCCCAACCCTTCAAGTAGAAGACATGCACAACCGGCTTCTGACCGGGCTCGGGCCGGTCCTCGTAGAACGCGGCGCTACCCGCCTTGGTGACGTGAGAGAGGTAGAACGTCGCCCTGACTTCCTCCATTCACAGCTCCTCATGCGATTCGAGCCAACGGAGCACAGCGCGCCGCGTCTCGGGAACTCCGCCCGTTGACAGCACGTCGGCCAGCAGGCCCAGCTCCTGCCGGGCAGCGTCAGTAGGCAAAGCTGCGTACACCGTGTCGAGACGCTCGTAGATCTCCTTTCCGCTCATCGGACCTTCTCGTCGATCTGGATCACGACGGCCACCCGGCCGCCGTCGAACTGACCTGTCGAGATAGTCCCGACGTTGAACCACTGGCCGTCGTGCGACTCAATGACCACGGGCAGGTGCCCGCCATAGTTGTCCAGGCCATCACGCACGTTGTCGACGGTGTTCTCCTCGTTGATCACGAACCCCTCCTTAGGTTCTTGCTGAGCGTGTGACGACGGGATTCGAACCCGCACCCGGTACCGGCCAACGGCTTTCCCTGTGCTGCCACTTACACCACGTCACGGTCCCCGGAGTCCCTGGCCTTCAGCGTCGCGACAGGGCCCCTTCGCGTACGCCTACCCTCCAGTCCCCAGGGAGCTATCTGTGTCTTCGACGCAGGCCAGCTCATACCAGCGCCGGCCTCGCTCGTTGCCCTCCCGTAGGAGCGAGGGCAGTCTGTACGCAAACAAGGTCGCCAACACTGCGTAGAGGACATTGGCCCACGGAACCCAGCCCATCACGGAACCTTGCCAGTCGTACCCTCGCTCGGGTCTGCCCTGAGCGCCTCGATCATCTCCGGGTGGTTGAGTTCGGCCTGGAGCCTGTCAGCGGCCCTGCGCAGGGCCGCCTTCCGTTCCTCTGGCGTCATCTCACCAAACGTCTTGCCGCTCATCCGATGGCTCCCCGAAGCAACCGCGCATCGGCCAACAGGAACTGGTAGACCTGATCGCAGGTAACCAGCTCCGGATCATGGAACTCGGCACACCCGTAGCACAGAGGGTGAGCCAGCGGCCTGCCCTCGGCGGCGGCTGCCTCCGCGCGCAGCTCTTGGTGGGCGATAGCCAACCCGTGCAGGTACGCGTCCTCCGCCGCATAAGCGGCAGCGCACTCGTCGTTCATGTCGTGCTCCTTCTGTTGGTCGCTGATTGACCTGGGACGTGCCCGGCGAGAATCCTCGCCGGGCACTACCCTCCGGGCTCAGTGACCGATCTTGGTGGCGTGCGCCGGGCTGGTCGGAGCAATCGCATCGACGTAGTCCGGGTCCAGCAGGAGCGCAGCCTCCGCGAACGCCTCCGCGTCGCGGGCCTTCGCGTCGAGCTGGTCGATCTGGGCCTTCGCCTCGGCGGCAGCCTTGTCGGCGGCGCGCTTGTCCTTGCGGGCCTGCGCCGCGTCGACCTTCGCCTGAACGGCAGCGGCCTTGTTGGCTGCGCGGGTCGCGGCGGCGGTGACCTTACGGGCGCACTGCGCGGCGGTGGTGCAGGTCTTGGGATGGGTGCAACCGGCCACCGTGACGATGATCTG